GGCGGTTGTCTTTTTTTCCAGGCTCGCGATCCGCCCGTTGATGGCGGCAAGCTGTTCGGTTAAGTCGGCCCGGATGCGTTCCAGATTGGCGCTGTCTGGATTGGCGCGCCACTTGTAGAGGGTGTCCCGAGCAACCCCGAGCCGCTTGGCGCGGTCTGTGAGGTTGCTCAGGTAGGCGGCTATGGCTTCGTGGTAGGTCATTTCTGTTTCTTTAAGCGCCGATAGCGTCATATACCGCATAAAAGTCGCATTCAAAACCCATGAACGTTCCGCCCTGAAAGACGGCCCTGATAAGGCGGGAAATTTCGGATGCATTCGCCTCTACTTTTTCTTGAAAAAATCCATTGTCCGGTCGGCCGCTGTCGTTCATCATAAGATAGTCGGCAATTTGCTTACTATCAAATTCTCCGCTGTGGGTTGTGCTTCCAATTGTTTGAAGTTTAATTTTCATGATTGCTATGTTTTATTGTTAATTGATAATACAAATATACACTATGTAGATAATGTTGTCAAGTTTTCAAGCAACTATTTTCTACACAATGCCGAACTTTAACATTTGTTAATGAAAAAGCCCTACCCCGGAACCAGAGCAGGGCTGCCCGGACACCGCTTGCGGGCGTTACTGCGGGCTGTTCTTATCGTTCCAGTTCTTTCTTTCCTGAAGGTAAGTAATGGTGTCGTCTATGTCCCCAACCGCCCGGCGGAGTTTCTGCCCTTCCCGCGGTTCACTTTCCCGCATCAGGCGGACGGCTGTTTCCAGGGCTGGGTATGAAACCCTGGATTCTTTTTTCATGTCGCGGGCGGCCCCGCTGCGCTTATTGTTCATTTCGTCCGGTATATTAACTTGCCTCCTTCCCGGACGTACAACTGCTGCCACCCGGCCGGGGTGTAAATATGTATCTGGTAGTCCTCCGGGGTTTCGCTGCTGGTTGTTATCCAGCAGTCGCCCAATTTTGGCCACTGCCCCTCTGGGCGGAAGTTCTCTAGGAACGGGTAAGCCTGCTGCGTTGCCCGATTTTCTTTTTGGCTGGTAAAATAGCTAGACGTTGCGGATACGAACGCCAATAAAGTGAAAGTGATAACAAATATATATTTCATGGTTCTTCTTTTTTCGCTATCGCCGCCCGGGCGGTGATCGCTGCCCCAATCCCAAGGACGCCCGCCAGGGCTGCGAAATGCGGTTCAGAATAATAGCGCCAGGCCATGAAGGCCAGGAATGCCAGCGTGGCCAGAATGCCGGATGCTCTACTCATTTTCCAGTTGTTTCAGTAGTTCCTTCGCGGCTTTGCGCTGCTGTTCGTTCACCGCTTTTTCTATTGCCCGCTGCAGCCGCCTTTTCGCCGCGTCAATGCTTCCGGTTTCAATGTAACCCCTAGCCTTGCTCAACTCCCGGCGGTAAGCCGCCCCGGCATCCGTGCTTCCCTCCGGTGGGGCGCTTTCTTCCGGTGGGGCGGCCGGGGTGGGGCGCTCCGAAGTGGGGCGGGGCGGGGCGGTGGGGCTAAGTGGGGCGGGGCGGGGCGGTGGGGCGCTTTCAGCCCTACTCTGCGGGGTAGGGGTAGGTGGCGTGTAAGGCGTATGCTCCGGCGGAACGCCGCTATAATTGCCTGATTTCACCCGGCCATAGGCCTCGGATGTTGCTTTTGCGAATGAATCATCAGGATGGCCGCCTATAAATGCCGGCGCAGTGGGGCGGTTGCCCTGGGGCGGTGGGGCGGCAGGTGGGGCGGAAGTGGGGCGGGCATCTTCCTGGGTTAGCCGGTAGCGCATCGCTTCGGTGTACGCCCCGGTGGCAGCCTGCCATTGCCGGGAACTTGTCGTAATAGAGGTGGCCACCCTTTTCATCTTCACACTGCCCTTCCCCTTCAGTTCCGCCACCACGGATGCGATGCCGGCAACGAAGTAGGAATACCCGGACTTCAGGCCGTCGGCGATGACCTGCCCAATGCCGGGCTCATCCGGAAAGAAAACTTCCAGCGGGGTGTTAGTTTCCCGGATATACAAGGCTGTTACGATGGAGCAGAAAACGAACCCCATAATCAGGACGATGTCTATTAGCGACACCCACCCCGTTTTAATGCGGGTTATCAGCTCCGCCCGCTTCAGTTCTGCGGTTGCGGCCGTCGCGGCGGCGGTGTAGGCTTCATCTGCCCCGATGGCGGCTATGTGGGTTTCCATCGCAGCGATCCGCTTGTTGTATTCCGCGTTGGCTGCGGCCAGGATGCCGGCAGCTTCTTTCTCAGCGCGGCGCACCCGGCGGACGTAGGCAACGTTCGCATCGCCTGCGGACTGCGACAGCATCCAGCTGTCTTTCTTTTCGTATAGCTTCCGCTGCGCGGTGTTGCCGCTGTTCAGCGCGTTCTCTATTACCATTGCCGCCCGTTCGCGTTCTGCGGCCAGGGCGCGTTCTGCTGTGGCCGCCTGTTCTTTCCGGGCCGCGGCCATCGCCGCGTTTTTTTCCCGGCTGATTGATAGCACTTTCTCGGTATCCGGCGCAACCGTGGTTTCCACCGCCACGAGCTGGCCGGTCATCCAGGTGGAGCCGCCGGAGAACACCAGGCGCATGCCGAATAACAGGAAAATGCCGATAATCGCCAGCCAGGCCGCCGGGCCTTTCATTTCCTGCCTGTCAATCAGGCCGCCGATGCCGGAAACCCCATGCTTGTACAAGTGGTCGTCTATTACGTATGTGGCGATGATCGCCGCGCCAACCACGAGCATGGTTTCCAGGTTAGACGGCAAAGTGAAATTCCCGGCAATCAGGCTTTGCGCCAGGGTGTAGGCCATGTAGGCCGTGGTGATCATCAGCCCGAACGCGAAAGCGTTGCCCAGGCTGTGAACCTGCCAGATAATGTTTTTCAGATACTTCATGCTGCTATGGTTTTTCAATTTCAAAATCAACTTCGTAATCCGCCGGCATAGACGTATGTTCTTTCTCGTACGCGAAAGCGGTATTCTCATCGGCGAAATCTTCTGATTCCCGCCATTCCGGCTCGTCGCTTTCATCCGGCAGGCCCAGGGCTTCCTCCAGGGCGGCCAGCAGCGCCGGGTTTACTTTCGGCGGTTTCATGCCGCGCCAGGCGTCCCGGACGGTGATGATAAGCCACGGGATGTACCAGGCGAAAAAGCCGGCCATCCCAGCCATGTGCGCCCGGTGCGCCCTAACATCCGGGCAGGCAGGGTAGAATATCCACGCCACCACGCCGGTGGAGAACAGGATAAAAGCCGCCACAGGCCACCAGGTGCGCCAGAAACGAAAATTCCGGCCAGGGTGGGCAGGTTGGTTGCTGGTGTTTTTTTCGTTGCTCATATCGCCCCATTTTCAGATTTCTCCAATTTCTCCAATTTCTCCAATTTCTCTATCACTGCCTCTGCCACAAACTTCCTCACCTTCCCCCCTCCCTTGGCGGTCACGGCCTTGACTTCCTCTAGGAGTTCAGCCGGTAGCTGAACTGTCTTAATTCTGCGCTCTTTTTGTTTTCCCATTCTTTTTTTTCGCAAAATACGGGTTTATTCTTGCGAGTACAAATATATTTCTATACATTGCAAGAAAAAAAACACTAGGACATGACAAAGCAAACCAAACTTCCGGCAATTCCTGCCGAACTCTACGATTACGACAAAACCCTGGAGAAAGGCCGTTTATCCGGCAAATGGTTCTTCCGCGTAATGCCAACCCCCAACCACGCCGACGCAATCAGCATCGACATTGCCGACTTCATCGGTTGGATGTACGAAACCGGCCGAATTGACAACTGGCACAGCGAGGGCAAAGGCTTGGTTGAAATCAACGCCGAAAGCGGCTATTACTGCCCCGTCCGGCAAGATTTCATCGAAACAGCAGCCGGAACGATTCATTACACTTTCCAGCAGTTCCTTCGGGATTGCTGCGAGGAATCGGATTTTATTAATTACCTCAAATCCCTTTAATCTCATCACACCATGACACCAACGAAAACGCATTACAAAAAACTGTTCAACCCGGATTACCTCGGGGCGTATAGCCTCGATCCTGGGCAGGAGCTTGTACTTACAATTAAGAAAGTGGAGAGCCGCAAGGTCAAGAATGCCGACGGGCGGGAGGATGATTGCATGGTAGCCGAGTTCAAGGAGAACGCTAAGCCGATGATCCTGAACAAGACCAACGCAAAGACGATTGCAAAAGTAATGCAGTCGCCATTTATCGAAGATTGGACCGGGAAGCAGATACAAGTATATGCAGACAAAGTTAAGGCCTTCGGGGATGTAGTAGAAGCATTGCGCGTCAGGCCATTCTACCCAAAAAACAGCCGTATTGAAAAGCTCCGGGCCGAAATCCGAAAAGCAATACCAGCATACAATGGCACCGATAAAGCCATTATAATCGAGCTGCTCAAAGAGCAGCACGAACTAGGCACTGAAACTGAAGCCACCTTAACTGAAGCACTCGCAAAACTGAACTCATGAAGCCGGAATACCACTACGACATCAAGCAGGGCAGCGATGAATGGCTGCAACTTCGCGCCGGGCGGATCACTGGAACCGATGCGGCTACGCTGCTGGTCAATGGGAAGTCAGCCTCCGGGCTTGGTAGCGGCGCGATAAGCCTGATCTACAAGAAAGCTGCTGAGTTCGTAACCGGCCCTGAAGAAAATGGTTTCGTCAACAACGCCATGCAGCGCGGTACTGAACTGGAACCTTACGCGCGGGCTGAATACGAAGACGCCACCTGGAACCACGTTGAACAGGTTGGGTTCGTTTCGGTTGGGGAATACTTCGGAGTAAGCCCGGATGGGATTGTTGGCGATGACGGCCTAATTGAAATCAAATGCCCGATGGGCGCTGAGTTCGTCCGGTTCGTTGCCACCAAGGAAATACCGGAGGCGCACATGGCACAGATGCAGTGGGTGCTATTCCTTACCGGCCGGAAGTGGTGCGACTACGTTGTATTCAACCCGGATTTCGCGCCCGCTGCATTGCATATTGTGCGGGTTCATCCGATGGGCGGCTATTCCGGCGATTTCATGGAGAAAATAAGTGTATGGGTGCAGGAACTTGAACGGGTTCTTGCGTTGCTGGCGGTTGAAAAAGCAGACGCATAATGGAGTTCTACGCAGTCAAGAAACACTGCGGCAGGCTGCCGCCACCGTTATTATCTCACTCGACAGAAACCTATAACATGAGCGCCACCGATAAACTCAAAGTCATTGACGTAATCGAAAGCGCCGGGGTAGAACCCTCTATTCAGGCTACTCTAAAGGCCCGCTTTCTTCCCTTCTTCGAGCAGGCCGAACAGTGGAAAGCAAAAGCGGAAATGTTGGTTGTCACCAATGCCAACCAAACCCGCGAAATGAAGATGGCCCGCGAGGCCCGCCTAGCCCTCCGGGCTATCCGGGTGGAAGCCGACAAAACCCGTAAGGCCCTAAAGGAGGATTCCCTGCGGTATGGGCGTGCCGTGCAGGGCGTGTATAATGTAATCGAGTATATTATTAAGCCCATCGAAGAACATCTGCAGGCGCAGGAGGACTTCGTGAAGATACAGGAGGCTAAGCGCCGGGAAGAACTGAACGATGCCCGCATCGATGAGTTAGCCGCCTGGGTAGACTTCGCCTGGCCTGTATCATTCAGTAGCACACCATACGGCGATATGTCGGAAGGTGAATGGAGCGTCTACCTCCAGGCCGCCAAAGATGCCAAGGAAGCATACGAACAGGCCGAGGCAGAGCGAATAGCCCGCGAGAAAGCAGAAGCGGAAGAACGCGAACGCATCCGCCGGGAAAACGAACGCCTCCGGGCAGAGGCCGCAGAACGCGAGAGGCAGATAGCTGAGGAACGCAGGAAACTGGAAGAACAAGCCCGGAAAGAACGGGAAGCGGCTCAGGCTGCCCTCCGGGCGGAACAGGAGGCCAGGGCCAAGGCTGAAGCAGAGGCCAGGGAAGCCAAAGAGGGAGAAGAACGCAAGCGCAAGGAGGCCGAGGAACAGGCCCGGAAACTGGCGGCCGCGCCGGATCGGGAAAAGTTGACAGCATGGGCGGCCAAGATTGAAAATACCATGTATGAGTTGCCGGAATGCAGCACCAAAGAAGCGAAAGCAGTTGCTCAGAAAATAGCCGGTCAACTGGCTAATTCACTGAATATGATCAGGCAATTGATTGATACGCTGTAATGGAGTTCTACGCAGTCAAGAAACTCGGAGTTATCCGCCCACTCGACCCGGCCGATGCCGAACTGATGGGCAAGATGCGGGAAGGTGAAGCGTATCGCGTTAAGGTTTCCATGCCGCGTAATATCCGCTTCCACCGCAAGTTCCGGGCGCTGTTGAGTATAGTGTACGACAACCTGCAGGAAGTGATCCCGGCCCGCACTCCGGACGGCGAACCGATACAGATAAGGAGTATCGAGGACTTGCATTGGCATATCAAGATGCAGGTTGGATACTACGAAAAGAAAGTGACGCTTGGAGGCCGCTTCACATACGAAGCGAAAAGCACCCGGTTTTCTGCGATGGATGAAGCGCAGTTCCAGGAGTACTATGATCGGGCCGTTGATGTGATATTGAAGTACTTCCTCCCGGAAACGAACCGGGAAGAATTGGAAGAAATTATCCTGATGACGTTCGGGTAATGAATCATGTTCAAGTGTTTACTTCACCCCCGCCCCGGGCCACTCCGGCCGGGTGCGCGGGGGCTTTGAAAGATCACGATTTGTTTTAGGATTGGAGCCGGGCGGCTAAGATACGGAACGCCCGGCCTTTTGGACGGATTTTCTGCTAACCATGATAGATTTTGTAACGCCAGGATTCCCCCCGCCTGGCTTTTAAACCGGAATTATGCAACGAAAGAAAACACGAGACGGCGAACGAATATACCAATACGGTATGTTGTTCGTCGCTATTTGGCTCATTCTGCTCCTTGGCGGTTGCGCTTGGGGGCTGTTCCTGAAGTTTAGTTAATTTGTCGGACGCCCGGCAAAAGAGCTGGGCAAAGTAGATAGTTGTCTTTTCCGCCGGGTGCGCATTGGACATGGCCCGGCGGGTTTTTTGAAACCAAAAAAATGTACGATATGAAAATTTACATCACGCACGGCGGGATTTTTCACGCAGATGAGGCACTAGGGTGGGCAATCCTTCGCCTCGCGCAGGAATCTGGTTCATTCGAGCGCCGCACTAGCCTGGAGAACTTGCCGACAGCCGGGAGCGCGTTCGTTGCCGACATAGGCCGGGAGTGTGACCCATACCGCAGCCGCTTCGACCACCACCAGGGTTTTTTCACCCGAAACAACGGCTATCCGCTGGCCACTGCCGGGATGATCTGGCAAGAGTACGGCGAAAGCGCTGTTATCTCTTGCATCGGCGCTACCGGCATAGCGGAAGAAATTGCTGCCCGCGTTGACGAGGTTTTCATTCAGGGCATCGACGCCCACGATGCCGACAGCGCGTATAAGGTGCAAGCCGAATGCAGCGCTGGGGCAGTGCGGGCAATGACAATCAGCCATGTTATCGCAAGCATGAACGGAGACGACCCGAAAGACGCATTCGAGCAGGATCGCCGGTTTCGGGCCGCTGCCGATTTCATGTTGGATGTCCTGCAGTCGCAAATCCGCAGCGCCGCCAAGTTCATAGAGGCGAAATTGCGCTTCGGGCAGATTGCGCAGGTGGCATATCACCCCCGCGTTATCGTGCTTCCGGAGTTCTTGCCGTGGCAGGAAATTGTATGCGCCGACTACCCTGATGCGCTCTATGTAATCACCCCATCCGGCCACCCCGGCAACCCGTACAGCCTTACCGCCGTCCCGGTTGAACCGGGCAGCCGGGAGCTGAAAAAGCCGATTGAGCGGCCGGAATGGTTCGGCGGTTTCATTCATCAGGGGAAATGGATTGCGGGCGGAGACAGTATTGAAACACTGTTGAAACTTGCTGAATACAATATCGAACGCCATGATTAAGAAACAACCCAACATCCGCGCCCGGCTCCGGGCAATGAAGGAACCAGCCGCGCCGCTGGACTATTCCCAAATGCCCACCTGGGAGGTGCGGCAGTGCATCGAATATCTGGAAACGAAAGTCCAGGCCCTGGATATTCCCGAGGTGGCTGCCTGGGTTCGGGGCAGGCTGGCAGAGGCGTACCGGGTGCTGGAAATGAGAAATGAAATATGAAAACCGATAATCTAAGTGAAAAGGCTCACGCGCAATTGCGCCGGCTTGGGTATGTCGCGGCGGCACACTCGCTGCCTGAGATTGCAACGGGATACGCGAAACTATCCCGGTTCACCCTGGTGAGCATATCCAGGCTGCAATACTTGTCCAGAACAGGGCGGCTCCAGTTCACATGGAAAGAAAAAAACCGAATCAAGTTCCGGATCGCTGACGCACTGGAGTGGGCAGCGGATCATGATGGATAACAAAATTATGAGCGGATTAAGAAAATTGTTCCGCCTATACGGCCGCATAAAAATTAACGGCGTGTTGTGGCTGTGGGATTACGTCAACGACGAGCCCCGGAAAGCCGACGAAATGACGCCGGAAGAAAAGAAGGCGTCCGAAAAAGCCAGGATGCAAGAAATAATTGGAAAGAAAAAAACAGATTAAATCTTGCGAATATTGAAACTATTCCCGATATTCGCAGTACAATTGAGCCAATTCTTATTCGGAGTGGCTGCCGGGAAAGAATTAGTGATTTGGATCGAATAGTACCTCATTGCCTCGGATGTCAGCCACATAGTCCGAGGCTTTTTTTTTCTACCATGATACGATACACCACCCACCCCGGCACACCCCGCACCTCCTGGCTCCCGGTTATCCGGTTCGAAGTCTATGAAGATGGCTTTACTGAGCCTTGGGTGTACGAAGTACGGGCCACCACCTCCGGCCTGGATTGGAAACCCGGCCACACCCCGGTACGGCTGGCCATCAGCCAGGAACAAGAGGCTGAGGCATGGAGGGAAGCAATGGAGGTGAACGATAAACAACCATTCTAATGGCACGAAAGAAATCCCAATTCACGCTCCACCCCTTGGCCGGGAACATCCTGATACTTATCTGGAGCCTGTTCCTGGCCGGGGCCTGGTTCTACGGCCTGGCCTGGGTGTTGGCCCAGGTGATTAAGAAATTTCTATAACAGCCCGCAGCCCCCCCCCGGCGGGAAAACCAGAGGAGAAATAAATAAGAAAACATTACACAACGGTTAACAATGGAATACAAAGAATTTTTAAAATCAAAAACTCACCTATCTGGTGAATACGGGTTTGACCCTGTTTTTATGCCGGACTCTTTGTTTGGATTCCAGCAATCATTAGTCGAATGGTCATTAAGGAAAGGCCGCGCCGCTATCTTCGCTGATTGCGGCCTAGGTAAAACTTTGATGGCTCTTACATGGTGTCAAAACATAGTTCAGCACACTAATGGGAAGACATTGATAGTCACCCCGATAGCCGTTGGACATCAATTTGTCCGGGAGGGTGAAAAGTTCGGAATCCCTTGCAAGGTCAGCCGGGATGGGAAACCAGCCGGGGAGATTACCGTGACCAACTATGAGCGCTTGGATAAGTTCAACCCAGATGACTATCAGGGAGTTGTTTGTGATGAAAGCAGCATTCTAAAAAATTACAAAGGCGTTACCAAGACGACTGTTATTGAGTTTCTGAAAAAGCGGCCTTACCGCTTATGCTCAACCGCCACTCCAGCTCCTAACGACCCCATTGAGTTAGGCACTACTTCCGAGGCTATTGGCGACCTAGGGACTATGGATATGTTAGGGACTTACTTCAAGAACAACGAAAAGTCGCTACACCCAGCTTTTATCGGATCAAAGTGGACTTTTAAGCCTCATGCAGAAAAGGCCTTTTGGCAGTGGGTTTCATCTTGGGCTAGGGCTATTCGCCGTCCATCCGACATGGGGTTTGATGACAATGGGTTTGTACTGCCTAGTATGACGGTTAATGAGGTCGTCATAGATAGGGCTGAGCCGTTGCCGGGAATGTTGTTCTCCGTCCCAGCGGTAGGATTGCAGGAGGAGAGGCAAGAAAGAAAAATGACAGTCGAGGCTCGGTGTGAAGCCGTTGCCGAATTGGTTGAAAACCATGACTGCTCCGTTATATGGGGCGACCTGAACGATGAAACAGATTTACTCGCTGAAATAATTCCGGACTCCGTGAATATCAAAGGCGGGAATAGCGACCTGGATAAAAGAGAGGAGGCGTTTATGGCATTCGCAGATGGGCAAATAAAGCGCCTGATTACTAAGCCGAAAATCGGGGCGTTTGGGTTGAACTGGCAGCACTGCGCCCATATGACATTTTTCCCCAACCACTCGTATGAACAGTTTTATCAGGGAACGCGCCGCATTTGGAGGTTTGGCCAGAAACGCCAGGTAACAATCGATGTCGTCATGTCTGAGGCACAGAGTAGGGTGTTTGAAAATCTCCAGCGAAAATCAGAGGCAGCCGACAAAATGTTTGATATGCTTTTGAAACACATGAACGATGCTCAGAAATACATCAACACCATATCTTATAACAACCAACAAATTATTCCATCATGGTTAACAAACAAGTAGTAACAGACGAATACGCGTGGTATAACGGCGATAGCTGTGAAATCATGCCAACCCTTCCGGATGAATCAATTCACCTTAGCGTGTATAGCCCACCGTTTGCAGGGCTATACCAATATTCCAGCTCCGCAAATGACCTGAGTAATTGCGCGACTTACGAGTTATTCATGGAGCATTACAGGTTTATTGTTAAGGAAAAGTTTCGTATCACCATGAAAGGCCGTATTTCTTGCGTACACGTTGCCGACGTGCCAGCGCATAAAAACGGGCTATTGACCGACTTCCCCGGCGACGTTATCAGGCTTCACCAAGAGGAAGGGTGGGGATATGCCGGCCGGTTTGCTATATGGAAAGACCCGCTAAAGGTGGCAATCCGGTTAGGATACCCGACGGCGCTGAAGCATGGGCAAATAGTTGAGGATGCTACCCGTTGCCGCCCGGCGCTGGCTGACTATATGCTGATTTTCCAGAAGCCCGGAGATAACCCTGTTCCGGTAACCCACCCAAATGGTTTGGGGTTTGGAGTTGGATATTATGCCGGAGATACTCCGTGCACGCCAGAGATGATAGAGAAGTACGGGACGTTTGAGCAGATTAAAAGCAAGTGGCTAGGCTTTAATGGAGACCAGCGAGAGAATAAGCTGTCTCATGTCATTTGGCAACGATACGCCAGCCCTGTATGGGACGATATCCGCATCGACAATGTTTTGAAGTACAAAGAAGCCCGCGAAAATGAAGAGGAGAAGCACGTCCATCCTCTTCAGCTTGACGCGATTGACCGTTGCGTTGAGTTGTATACGAACCCTGGAGAAGTGGTTTTTACTCCGTTTGGCGGCGTCGGGAGTGAAGTGTATAGCCCAGTATCAGCCGGCCGCAAGGCAATAGGCATTGAGCTAAAGGAAACTTACTGGAACCAAGGAGTAGAAAACCTTAAATCAGTTCCGGCTAGGTTCCAACTCCAGGCCACGTTATTCTGATTTTTTGTTAACCGGTTTATGGCCCGCCGGGGAGACCTGGCGGGCAATTAAAAAAATCGAATGCAATGAAGGGGATTGATGAAAACCACAGCTTTAACATCCATATAGCTAAGGCTATTGGCATTGAGAAGGCGATCCTGTGGAAAGAAATTTACGGCTGGTGCGCACATAACGCACACAATGGGAAAAACATTCACTTGGGGCTGCCCTGGACTTTCAATACAGCAAAATCTTATAGTGAGAAATTCCCGTACATGGCTGAAAGGAGTATAGGCCGCTGGCTGAATGAGATGGAAGAGGCGGGGTTAGTTGGTAGCGGCAATTTCAACGAAAAAAAGTATGACAAAACTAAGTGGCATACCTGCAATTTTGAGCTATACGATTATTGTGTCGTCCACTCTGAGTTAAACCCAAGCTTATCAATCGGTTTTTTGGTTAAGCTCCAAACCCTCCGCCAAAATGGCGAAAGGTTTCGCCAAAATGGCGAAGGCCTCCGCCAAAATGGCGAACCTATACCATCTCTTACCATCTCTTACAGCAATATAGTTGATGAAGAAGAAACCGGACCGGCGCAGGATTACAAAAGCCAAATCCTATCCGATGAAATGTTCCTCGAAACCTGCGCCCGTGTACATAAACTTTCCGCAACAGATGTTTCAACACTATTTGACGAATTCATGCTGACGAAGCGGGCATTAGATGAAACCGCATGGAAGGGTTACCCGCAGATGCGGAAGAACTTTTTGTTTTGGATACCCAAGCGCCCGCAGACAAAAGCAACCAACGATGGAAAACAACAACCTGCCCGCCCGGCAAACGGAAAACTCGTATCCGAAGAAACCCAGCGCCGTGTCTATGCCGAACTTCTGCACGAGTTTGGTGTTACAGGCGGCCAGGGATAGCGGCCAGCCTTCCGCCCTGGTTCAGGCCGCCGCGAATGGGTACGCCGCACAATTGCGCCAGATGCCGCCGGAACGGGCCGCCGCCGCCGTAATGATGGAGCTTCCGATAGTGGCCCAGGCTTACGGCGGGCGGCGCGAGATTGACGAATCCGTCTATAAGGAATGCGTCAAATTAATCCTGTCCAAGTTCTCCGCATTAGGAGCGAATGAAATCCGGGAAGCTTACCGGATGAAAGCCGCCGGTGAATTGAACATGCCTAAGGGTAAGGGCGAAATGTGGGGCGGCGAGTTCAATGCACAACAATTGGGCGAAGTCCTGACGGCATACATGGAATCCCGGCGCAAGGCGCTAGGGGCATACATTCGAGCACAACAGGAGCAGGCTGAATCCGCCACCCGTCAGGCCAGGGTTGAAAAGATGCGCAGGGAGTTCGAGAAGAACTTCCCGAGACGAATAGAGCAGATACAGAATGCCGCCGATTGGCGGGAAGTGCCGGAATACGTTTTCGATGCAGCCCGCCGCCGCGGGTTGATCCGGTTCGAGCATGGCGAAGCTGAAGCAATCCTGGACGATGCCCGCGAACTGGCCCGGCTGGAAGCTCAGAATGAATACGAAGAAGCGCGGGAAGGCGGGGCCAGCGTGTTTAGGCTTCTTTCCCTTCGAAAAATGACGGAGGATGAAGCCGGCCTGGAAGCCAGGGCAAAGGTGATCGCCCGGAAAATTAGCCTATTTCGAAAACTGAAAAATTATAATCCATGACAGTAACACCTTACTCCGAACTCGAACGCCGCCGCCGGGTACTCCAAGCGGAGTTGGCGAAAATTGACGCGATGATCGCAGCCGGCGTACAGCCGGAGCGCGTGATATGGAACGCCGCGAAGCTGCACAAAACCACTTCCGCCGATGTATTACGGCAGAACCGAAGCCGGGGCGCTTCCGACGCCAGGAAAATGGTTGCCGGCTATCTCCGGGGCCAGGGATGGAGGCCGGATGATATTGCCAATGTGTTGAACCGAGATAGGTCAACGGTGTACTATTTGCTAGAATCGCATGATGATCTATATGCCTCTTCAGATGGATACTGCCGCACATATAGTCAGTTAGTGGAGCTACAAAACATTGAGATATGAACAAGGACCACACCGACCGCTCCCAAGCCTGGCGCTCCGCCTCGATGGCCTTGGCATAATAGGGATTCAAGAATTATTCAAAACGACCGATATGACACTTCAAGAATTTTTTGAATTTTTTCTAAAAGAGCACAACCTGGTTCTGACTCCGGTCCAAATGGAAGATATCATCCATGCCGCCCGCCAGGTGCCGGCTTCCGAGGTTCCAGATGTTCCGGTTCACCCGGAAGCCAAGCCGGAGCAGTACGATTGGCGAAACTACCAAATACCGCCGCAATGACATCAATCACTAAGATATCCCGCCGCCGGAATCTTTTGGCATTGTTTGAAGTATCCGGTATAGGTTCATGGCCATACCGCCGGGCGGGCTGGAATGTTGTTCAGGTAGATATTCAGGCCGGAATAGATATTCTGGAATGGGATTACAGACAATATAGCTTTGATTACTTTTCCGGGCTTATCGCTTACCCGCCTTGCACTGCTTACGCCTCTTCCGGTGCAAGGTGGTGGGCTGAAAAAGACGAATCTGGTGAAACAGATTATTACGATAGCTTGGTATATAAGGCGTTGGAAATAGTTGAATACTTCCGCCCAGGGCTTAAGTTTTGGTATTTTGAAAATCCAGTCGGCCGCATTTATAAGCGAATACCTGAGTTGAAAAAATATCGGTTAATGAGTTTCAACCCGTGCGAGTTCGGCGATCCGTACACAAAAAAAACAGTACTATACGGTGAATTTAACCCGTTTCTTGTCCGTCACCACGTTAATCCTATAGAAGGGAGTAAGATGCACTTAATCCCTCCGGGGCCTGACAGGCAAAACATTAGGAGTGCTACCCCAGCTGGGTTCGCAGAGGCATTTTATATCTCAAACCATTAATCTATGAAAGTAATTTTTAAGGCGTTCATAACAGTTCAAGAAGCCTGCGAATTTGCATCTAAGGTTTCTGATGGGCTTGTGTCGATTTGCAACGCGCCCCAATACAAATATAGTTGGGTTGTATTTTTCGTTGCTGACGAAACCTTCTCGTCGCAATGACGTGCTACATCGGTATAGACCCCGCGTTCCGAAAGAACGGATTTGCCATGTGCATAATCGACGAAGAAAACACGGTAGGCTTTCGGCAGTTCCGAACCTTCCTGGACTTCCTACACTGGGTGTTTTCGGAAGATGCGCCGCTCAATGCTGTGGTGTGCATTGAAAACAGCAACCGCGACCAGGTAATGTACGCCTATCACCGGGGCAAGCACGGGCAACAGATGGCCACCGCCGCCCGGAACGTCGGGGCTAACCAGGCGATAAGCCAATGCACCGCCGACGTATGCCGCTGGAAGTGGCCGAAAACAATGGATATCAGCCCGAAAGAAAAGGGCAAGAAGTGGGGCGCGAAAGAAGCTGCTCAGGTTGCCCGGGAGTACGGGCATGACATTGGAAGTACGAACCAGGATGAGCGCGACGCTTATAAGCTCGCATTGCTGGCGAAGCGCAGAATATATCTTCGCCAATAATGCGATTATTGAAATAATATCGTAATTTTGCAGAAAATAAAATTCTGATATGAAAGATGTTACAACAGCCATAAGGCTGATTGTCCGGCAGGAACTCAAGGCCGCCGGATTCCAGCCCGCCCCGTCTCCCGCCCCGGAGCTGGACACCCTGCCGGAAACCGTCTACGGCTACCCGGCATTATTCGCAATCCTGAGAGACCTCGGGTTCTCCGGGTTCAGCCAGGAGACGATCCGGGCATCGGGCCGGGATGGGCGCATTGCCGGGATCACCTCGGAAGGCAAGCGCAACGGCAAAGTGACTATTCATGTTCTCGAGGCCCTGGACAGCCTCGGGAAAACCAAAATGATATGAAAACCGCAAAGCAAATAATAACCGAAGCCATAAAGCAATACCAGCCTGTAAAGGTGTTGCTTATGTTCTCCGGCGGCCACGATAGCCTAACATCTACCCATTACGCCGCGCAATACTTGCGGCAGATCGGCGTGGATTTCACTGTTTACCACGGCGATACGACTATTGGAATCCGAGAAACGCAAGATTTTGTCAAACAAGTATGTGAAAAATACGGATGGGATTTGGCTATTCGATCTGCTCCGGATGGCCATAAATACGAGGACATTGTGCGGCAAAAAGGATTTCCAGGCCCGTCAGCCCACAGGTATATGTATATCAGGCTGAAAGAAAGGGCCTTATTGAAATACATAACTCACGAAGTCAAGAGCTCTTCAAGAGCAAAAGAAAATGTGCTGCTTATCACAGGTATTCGAAAATCAGAAAGCCGTATTAGAATGGGTTACATCCACGAAACGCAAAAAGATGGTTCCCGCGTTTGGTGCAATCCGATTTTCTGGTGGAGCGAAAAACAGTGTGAAGATTACCGGGTCGCAAATAATCTGCCACGAAACCCAGTGAAAGATAAAATATGTATTTCGGGGGAGTGTCTTTGTGGCGCGTTCGCATCGAAAGAGGAACGGGCTGAGATACGCGCATGTTTCCCCGAAACAGAAAAAGAATTGGTTCGTCTTGAGGCGATCGCCCGCGAAAATGGCTACCCCTGGCCCTGGGGTCATGGGCCCAATGAATGGTTTGAAGACCACCCACCGGGAGTAATTGATATGTTCACCAATGAGGTAAACCCAGGCCCTGGAGGTATGTATATGTGTGTGGGATGCGAAAATAAATACCACCAATGACCCAGCCCACCTACATCGCCATTCACGAACTCATTGAAAGCCTGGAAGAATGAAGATAGCTTGGTTCTCAGCAGGAATAACCAGCACCGTTGCTTGCAAGCTTGCGCTTGAAAAGTATGATGATGTAGAAATATACTACATCGAAACCGGGGCGCACCACCCTGACAACGCCCGGTTTATCCGGGAATGTGAGGCGTGGTATGGGCAGCGCATTAATGTAGCCCGGAACTCCAAGGGATATGCAGACCACATTGACGTTATCAGGAAAGCCCGCTACGTCAACGGGCCAGCCGGCGCACGTTGTACCATGGAACTGAAAAAAAATGTTCGGTTTGAGCTGGAACAAGAAACGAAGCCTGAAAATCAGATATTCGGATTTGAGTACAGCCAGCACGAAATCAACCGGGCTATTCGATTCAAAGAGCAATATCCTGATACGCACCCGCTTTACCCGCTTATCGAAGCGCGGCTCAACAAAGATGAGTGCGCCGGCATCCTGGTAGCCGCTGGCATTGAACTCCCTGCTATGTACCTGCTTGGATACAGTAACAATAATTGTATCGGTTGCGTGAAAGGCAAAAAAGGCTATTGGAATAAGATAAGGCAGGACTTCCCGCAGGTGTTTGCCGAAATGGCAGCAGCAGAAAGGGAAGTAGGCGCAACTTGCATTAAGGAAGATTTACCTGGCGGCGGCTCCCGCCCGGTTTACCTGGATGAGCTTGAGCCAAGCCAAGGCAATATCCCACGGGCGGTAATTCCGGCTTGTGGGATGTTCTGCCAGGTAGAGTTTGCGCATATTATGGATAAGCGCGTGCAGAAAATCATCAATGGAGAACTTTCAATTTGCGAAGTATGAAGTGGGTGTCGACTAACCATACCTACCGCCCCACGCAATCCGCCCTTGCCCGGCTCCTGGCCGACGCAACCGGGATTTCGTACAACACGGCCCGGCAGCGGGTTCTCCTGGCTATCCGGGCCGGTGAGATTCAGGTAATCACCGAATCCACCCCGGTCATTGCCACCGAGGGGATACAGGCCCCGGAGGGGTGGGTTGCAAAACAGACATGTGAACGGTAAGCCATATTATGAAAAATGCCCATTTTGCCCAAAAACAAATTAGTATGAGACTCATCGAAGGCGAAAACTACTGGATAACATTTGGGCGTGGCTTTTTCTTTTCGTACCCGTGCGAATGTTGACATAGTAGCATATATTGCGCAAATTGCCTATATTTGCTGGCAAAGCCTGCGCAATGCTTTATAATTCCACGAATACACTAGGCATTGATGAATGCCAAATTGACTTCTCGGCAGTGTCCGCCAAGGCCCACGAAAACCTGTTTTTCGCGGGCTTCGTTTTTCGGGCCATGCAGGAAACGCCACGCCCTCAGCTCTCCGATGTGTTCCGGCAATATTGCACCCTGACGGGCAAGCAGTATTGCCAAGACGAATACACACGCCTCTACCACAACTTCCATTATTACGCCAACCTGCTCAACTTACCCGAACATGAGAATAGCGGTAATTAGGAACGGCTCAAGCCCGGCGGTTCAATATTACCGCAGTGTGGGTGTTTTCCCGAAACTGGAACAGGAAACCGGGGGGCAACTGCAATTCGACTACTACGACGCTACCCGCCTCCAGTGGGCCGACCTGTACCCATATGAACTAATATTCATTGACCGCCCGGTGGAGCCTGCCGCCTTTCGCATTATTCAGGACGTCAAGGCAATGGGCGTAAGAAAGAAGGTTTGGGTAGACCTTGACGACTATGTTTTCGAGATACCGCCCGGCAACCGGGCATGGCCATACTACAACGACCCCGGCATCCTCAACGGCATCAAGGAGATGCTCCGCGCCGTTGACCTGATAACCGTCACCACCGAACGCCTCCAAGATGCCTACGGGGAGTTCAACGACAATGTGGCGGTTGTTCCGAACGCCTGGAACGACTATGACTGGCCACTGGTGAAGCCCAGCCCGGCCAATACCGTCATCCGCTTTGCCTGGCGCGGATCTGACATCCACTCTGCAGACCTGTTCCCGGCCCGTGGGGTGATCGGGGAGATACAGCGCGACCCGGCTTTCGATATTGTGTTCTTCGGGTGGAACGAGGCTTGGAGCGTATTTCTGGACATCGACCGGAAACGGCAAGTGCGTGGGGAGGGCAATATCTTTCAGTACTTCCATGCTTTCTTCTCAGCCAAGGCCGACTTCTTCATCTATCCATTGGCTGATAACGAGTTCAACCGATGCAAAAGCAACATCGCCTGGCAGGAGGCGACAATTGCCGGGATGGCCACCATTGCCCCGATGGGATTCCCGGAGTTCGAGCAACCCGGCGTTATCCGGTACAAGGATATGAAGCACCTGCGGGACATTCTGGACAAGATTAAACGGGGTAAGATAGTCAAGGAGGAACAAGTTGAACTGAGCCTGGAAGCCCTGCGCAATGATTGGCGGCTTTCCCGGTTGAACCGGGGCAGGCTGGAGGCCATCGCGCGGGTGATGGGGGCGACGGTGAAGGAGCAGCAGGAAACGGCAACAAAACTAAAAGCGGTGAAGTGATGCCAGCGAAGAAAGGCAACACATATGCGGAAAAGTGGACAAAAGCGGAAGTCCTAAAGGCGCTGAAACAGATACAGGCAGAGGCGCAAAAGCCAACCTGCACGTGGCTGGGAACAGCCCTGGTTCGGGTGGGGCTATACAGGGAGATATGGACATATTGGAAAGAAAAATTCGCCAAAGACATTGAAGTTTTTCAAACTATAAAAAACATAGACACCATTTTCGAGGAACGCCTGTTTTCAAAAGCCCTACGGGGCGAGGCAAACGCTACGGTTGCAATCTTCGGGTTGAAGAACAACCACGGATGGAAAGACCGGCAAGAGGTAGACCATACAACAGCGGGCGAAAGCCTGAATCGAATAGAAATAATTATTTCCAACCCGGCCCGGCCGGTAACGTCTGAAGATGACATTGCAGAGGACATCGGTTGAAATCACCACCTCCCCGGTGTTCGATTGGAATTACCGGGCAACGCAGCGGGTGGTCATTAACCAGGGCGGTACGTCCTCCGGGAAAACATTTTCCATTCTCCAGGTAATCTTGCTGAAGTGTTTACAGCGCCGCCAAATTGCCACCGTAGTCGGGCAGGACATTCCTAACCTGAAGAAAGGCGCTATCCGTGACTTTGAGCGCATCCTGGAAAGTTGCGGCCTGCATAGTGTCGTAGATACCCACAATAAGACCGACCGCATCTATACCCTCCAGAACGGTTCTATAATTGAATTTGCCAGTTACCAGGATGAGCAGGACGCCAAGTCCGGCAAACGCGACATTCTTTTTGTGAACGAGGCTAACGGCATACCCTACCCGGTTTATAACCAGTTGGCAATGCGTACCTCTGAACAGATATTCCTGGACTACAACCCGACCACCTCTTTTTGGGTACACGAGCAGTTGATAGGCCAGCCCGACACGGTTGTTTTCTACTCCAACTTCACACATAACCCTTTTGCAGCCCCGGAGATCATCGATCACGTGAAAGGCTACCGCACCCGCGACCCGGAATCTTGGCGCGTGTACGGCCTGGGTAAGACCGGGAATATCCGGGGGCTGGTGTTTCGCAACGTGACGTTTGTACCTGAGTTCCCGAAGGAAGCCAAGCGGGTTTGTTACGGCCTGGACTTCGGGTTCACCAACGACCCAACGGCATTGGTGCGCGTCGGCGAACTCCACGGGGAATTGTTCGGCGAACAACTTATATACAGCCTGGGGATGACCAACCAGGACATTAGCGGGGAATTGTCCCGCCTGGGCATCTCCAAGGGCGCGGAAATCTACGCCGATAGCGCAGAGCCGAAAAGCATTGCAGAACTGAAGGCCGACGGATGGAACGTCAAGCCGGCCACCAAGGGCAAAGACAGCGTTAAGCACGGTATTACGCTGGTGAAGCAATACCGGGTGAATATAACGGCCGATTCCGTGGAATGGAAGCGGGAACAGGCCAACTATAAGTGGAAAGAAAAGGACGGTATAAGCCTGAACGAGCCGGTAGATACATTCAACCATTGTTGGGATGCGTTCCGGTATGCCGTTTCAATGAAGTGGGGCAATGTTGCCCAGCAATTACCGAAAATGTTGTGAAATGGATGCACTGACCGCATATAGCCACCTTCGGGCCAACATCATCGAGGCCGGGTATAAGCACGAACATTGGCAGAACACGGTAGATATTGCCGAAGATGCACAGATGTTCATGAGCCGGGAAACCGAGGCCCAGGTGGATGAAATAACCCGTTACCGGATACGGGAAAGCAAGGAACAGAAAGCCCAACGCATCCGCCTAACCAACACCATTACCTCCGTTGCCCTGTCTCCGGTGTATGCTTATTTCGAGGAAGTCAAGCGCACCGACGGGGTGAAGATGGAAGTACTGAGCCGGAATGAAACCGTAACGGCGCGGGTGGATGAATTACATGCCAAATACTACGGCGAAAAGGGCCTACATGAGTACCTCCACGGGGCGTTGTTGCATTTCAACAAGTACGACCCAAACGCCTGGATGGTGTTCGAGCGCCAACTATCCCCGGACGGCCTGACGGTTGATGAACTCTACCCGGTGGAGGTTATGGCCTCCGAGGCCCTGGATTTCGGGTACAGCCGTACCGGGCAATTGCAATTCCTGGCCTTCCAGTTGAAGCGCAAAGTCCAGAAGCGGAACAGCCGGGCAACGGTGGAGTTATCCGACTACTACCTGTACGGCCCAGGCTACGCCTGGCATTTCGCCGAAACCCACCCGGACGTTGAAAGCCCAATGGACTACGAGGCGATGAACTACGAGGCCACGGCGGTGAAAAGTAAGGTGTTCATGGTGCGCCTATGGGAGAATGGAACGACGGAAGTGCCGGCCATCCGCTGCGGGGCCTACTACTCCGGGAAGCATAACCGGGCAATATGCGAAACGCCCGTTGCCGACGCCTACCCGATCTTGTCCGACCTGATGCGGGATAAGTCATACCTGGATACCTCCAAGACGCTGCACACATTCCCGCGCCTGTTCCAGTACGTCAAGCCCTGCGAACACGTAGATGAGGAAAGCAACCTACTTTGCGAGGGCGGATATTACGGCGGGGTCCACCGCAATGAAAACCTCTGCAAGTCCTGCGGCGGGGCCGGGTATATTGTCCACGGCGGGGAACAGGATGTAATCCGGCTGATATGGCCACGCGGGGCTGATGACATGATCGACCTGGAAAAACTAAGCCATTATGAGGAACTCCCTTTCAATGTCGTAGACTTCCTGCGGGCTGAAATCGAAGCCGCGCAAAAGGCTGTTTTTATGGCTGTATTCAACCAGGAAACAGTTGATAAGGCCTTGACGGTACAGACGGCAACCGAGATCCGCATCGAATACGATAAGATTTACAATAAGCTCATGCCCTTCGCCAACCGGGTGTCCATCGCCTGGGAAAAGGCAACACGGGTTGCCCATCAATACCTGATGGACGCGGAAGCCCTGGCAGATATGTCCTACCCGTTCGACTTCAAACTGAAGAACGTATCAGAACTAACGGGCGAATACGCAGCCGCCAAGGCTGCCGGGCTTTCCTATGAGGTGTTGTGGTCAATCCAGTTGGACATCCTGCGGAAGCAATACCGCAACATGCCGCAGCGGGTAGATGAGGTCAAGGCGTTCGAGGCCTTCCGGCCCTGGAAAGGAAAGACCCCGGAAGAAGTGGCCCTGATTATCCAGCGCCGGGATAATACCGACCCCGACCGCGTATTGTGGGAGAATTGGGACAGGATAGTAACCGAGATACGGCAGGACAGAGGCCCGGAGGCCCTGTTCTCCGCTATCCAAGACCCGGCGGAACAACGCCGGATTATCTACGCCAAGGCGGCAGAGGTGGCCGCGCAAATCGTCTACACGGGCGGTTCTGATGCATTCGCCGAAGCTCTGGGCCTGGGAATGGGTGAACCGGAAACAATAGACAATGGCCAGCCGCAGTGAACTAGAACGAATGCGCGAAGTGTACGCCGCTGAAACGGAAGCACTTGCTAATAGCCGCCTGCAGGGGATGCAGCAACGCCTGTACTCTGCCCTGGGTGAACTCCTGGCCGGGCTAATCGTGGATGAGGCTGGGAAGCTGGTTTTTTCTATTCGCAATATCACGGCTGCCAACCGGGTGGAGGTGGTTATGCAGTCATTCCAGGAAAAGGAAAATAAGCCGTTTCTAAAGTGGCTGTTTTCGCGCCTCCTGGGGTTGTTCGGGCTGAATAACCGATATTTCCAGGCTGCCGGGAAAGATGTCACCAGTGTTGAGGCCCGTGTCCGGGAACTGATGCTCCGGCGCTACGGCTACGACGTGAAAGCCGATAGGATTGTACGGGGCGGCTACCTGTCCAGCCTTGCCAGTTCCGATGCACTAGCCTTGAACGTCCTGCGGCGCATCAACGACGCCATAGCCGCCCGGCAAAGCCTGAAGGACTTCCGGCTCATGTTCCGGGCCGACTTCCTGAACCCGGCCGGGCTGGGTATGGTGGAACGGCATTACCGGACGTTCACGAATGATTTGTTCGCAGAGTTTGACCGGGGCGTTCAGTCGGAATACTCTGAACAGTTGGGCCTTGGCTTCGCCATCTATGCGCCCAACAATGTAATAAGCGAAACCCGCCCGTTTTGTGAGCGCCGCGTTGGCAACATCTACGATGCAGCCGAAATCGAATCCTGGAACGGGCAGGACTGGAAAGGGAAAATCCGGGGGAAGCCGGTACAGTTGCAGTGCGGCGGGTACAATTGCCGCCACCACCTGCACTATGTAGATGAAAACGACGCCCGCCGGTTGCTGGACAGGCGCGGGCGGGAACTGAACCAATATAATTCGATATGAAAGCGTATGCCATCGGATACCCTCAGCCCGGCGGTGGGCTGGACATAGATGAACGGGATTTCCTGGCAGAAAGCCTGGAGGACTTACTGTTATGTGTCCGTGCCTGCGGGGTGTCTGGGGTAATCGAGGTATTGGAATACGTGGATACCGTAAGCGGATGGGAAGAATTTTCTTTCGATGATATGTTAGACGAACAAGACCGGCTGAACTGATGGCATTTTCAGATTTCACATATAGCATTCTTTCCGGCGCGGTAGAAATACCGCTCACGCCCGTAGTCGAAACCCTGGTATTCACCGGGGAAGAAGATGAGGACTTGGGAGCCTACGTCAAGCGCCTGGAAACGCAATTTATTTTCATCGGCTCGGATTACTCCACCCTGTACGATAATTGGGAAGGCGCTGGGCTATGTGATGCCCTGCCGTTCACAATCGATTACAACGGCGCGGAGTATTACACGGGTATCCTCCGGGTGGGCGGCCCTGGCGGCATTTGGGATGTTTCCAATTGCCGCTACCGGGCCAGCATTGAGCCGTCCGGTTCCTGGAAATGCTTGCAGGATGAATGGGAGGAGGAGTTCAACATCTTCGACGGGGCCTCGGAAGTTACCGTCAATACATTCCTGGGAACCCTGACGGAATACACCTGCGGCCCTGTCAACGCGGGCGCTCCGGTGACGGTGAACGGGTATTTCGAGGCCAATGTTTCCGGCTGCCTTACTGGGCCGTTATCGGCCTACTCCCTGAAGCGGGCGCGGATTGAAGAAATAACGCCGGGCAGTTCCTATGACCACTATGCCACCTGGGTAACGGAGGAAATCACCGTTGCCTGTTCCGGTGGTTCCCCGATACCGCCTCCGGGCGATGGGTGGATATTAATAACGGATAACTGCCCGACAGATGCCACTTACGCCCGTGCGCCGCAGATGATCTATGACGGCGATTACCGGGCCACCTCCAAACTGTATTGGGATAACCGTTACAGTGTAGCCGGGGGCGATGTTACCGAAATAGACAACGCCGTTCCGCTTAATGATTTGCTGGAATGGGCCTACCCTTGCGCCGGGAACATTATCTCTGACTTCTTCGGCATCAACGCGGATGCTACCTACCCTTCCGGTTCATCCGCCTACACGGAAGCCCTAGCCAACCTCCAGAATGTTGTATTGTGGCAGAAAACAGACGTGAAGCTGGCCAATGCCACGAACAACGCCACAATAGGAACCTGGACACTGAAAAAGCTACTGGAAAGCCTGAAAACGCAGCTCAACGTCCAGTGGCGTAGCGATGCAAGCGGCAACCTGCGTCTGGAACACGTTTCTTACTGGGAGGACAGCAACGGTACAGACCTGAGTGCCTCCAGCCGGATAACAGGCCTGCATTCATACCAGTACGACGGTGACGGCCTGGCCCGGTATGAGGATTGGCAATGGATGGAAAGCGCCTCCAGCCTATTCGAGGCCGACCGCATCAAGTACGGCGATTGCGTAGGCGTAGACGCTGCCGAGGAAATAGTACACCGGGCCGACCTGGTGAACAATGACGTAGGCTACATTCAGGCCAATCCTGACCAGGTAAGCGATGAGGGTTTCGTTTTCGCCAACACCTACGTGGATAGCGGCCAATACTACTTTGTGACTGAGGCCAGCGAGTTCGGGGGTGATCTGCTTTTCAACGGGCATATGTCATGGCCCAACCTAATGAGCCACTACCACCGATGGGAACGGCCGCTGCCGTCCGGCAGGTTGAACAACGTGCAAACCACATTCGAGAGCAGCAAGCGGCGGCGCAAACAGGTAGACGTGAGCTATACCTTATCTAATGCGGATTTCCTGACGTTCGACCCGTACCAATTGGTGAAAACGCAGATGGGATGGGGTAAGGTGGAAAGATACCGATACGACGCAAAAAGTTGCCTAATGACCTTAACTCTGAGCCATGAATAGAATAGCCAACCCGTACAATATACACGCCCTGTATGAGGATCAGCTTTGGGATGAACAGCGGTATTGCCCCATGTATTGCTCCACCCGGAACCTCCCGGCAACGCAATTAAAGTTACCGCTTTCGACATCCGGCAGCACTTACGAGGCGCACCTGATTAACCCGGAAACGTCGTTCTCGCAAGACGTATCCAGCAAGATGAACCGGAGCTGCACCACCGCCGGGGTATTCTACAGTTACGACGGTAGCCAGCTTTCCACGGAATTGGATGAGGGTATGTATCAGCTTCGGGTAAAGGTGGGAAGTACCTATTATTGGGGCCATCCGTATTGCGCGAAAACAGCTTTCCGCACTTCTTCCAACCCGGTTGCGGTGTTCATGCCGTCGCTGACTTCCGGGGGCTATCAGATCGCATTTTCTACGGCTACGGCAGACGTTGACGGCTACGCCTATTCCTGGGAGTATAAGCAGGGCGGAGCCTGGACGGCATTCAGCACCGGCTCCAGCGGAACACTAACGCAGGATGACCTCGGAGCCGTCGGCACTATCTCGGCTTCATTCCGGCTAAACATCTACATTGCCAATACCTACGTTTACCGGGAATATGCAGCCAGCTTCGACGTTGCCGACCCGGCCGGGACTTTCGCCGGGGAGATCGTGGCCTGGGGCGGGGAAGGCCTGAACCGTTTCCTGCGGTTGAACTGGCGCAATAGTACTGATTTGCAGGGCCTTGGTATTCAGTATGCCGATTATATCCAGCAATTCTATTTCGAGGCAGACGAGGCATTCCCGACACCGATTATTCAAGATAATTTCATTCAGAACGGCGAGGCCGGGCTATTCCTGGAATCAGCCATCGTTGCCGAACAGATTAACCTTGACCTGTACCCGATACCACCCCACGCGGCGTCGGTGCTTTCCAGTGTGCGCATTCACGACAATGTGTATATACAGGCTATGTGGGATCAGGAACAGGAAACCCTGACGAATTTCCAGTTCGTACCGCAAACGGTCGATCAAAGCCTCTGCCAGCGGGGCCGTATTTCGTATGAGCGCAACCGTTCCTATGTGGGCGGCTGCCAGGAAGATTACACAACTCAAAGTTGTTCGTAATGGATGCCAGGCAATACAGCGATGAACTGAAAAGCCGCCTGGAGGCATGGAAAGCTAACCGGGCCGGGGAATTGCTACGCATCGGGGTGTCCCTGGCCGGGCAGGTGAAACTCCGTATTTCGGAGGAAGGCCGCAACGCTGCCGGGCAGCCTTTCCCGGACTATGTGCCGTCGTACAAGAAAACCAGGGCCAGCCTGGGCTTTCAGGTGGAGTACGTGGATTTCACCCGTTCCGGGGCATTGTTCCGGGATGTGAACGCTTTCCTGTTGTCCGATGACGGGCGGCGCTCTGTGGTGTCCATCACGGCCAAGCGTAATGAGAACCAGGATAAGCTCAGGGGGGCGGTGCGCAAGCGGGGGAACATTCTGGTTCCGAGTGAGGATGAGTTAGCCTTGGCGGTTGCGGCTTATGAGGACAGGAGAAGAAAATATTTAGGGATATGAGCCAAAAAATACTAATACTCTGCCCTACGCTCAACCCACACGGCGGCATCCGGGTAATCGTGGAATGGGCCAACAACCTGACGCGGCGCGGGCATGACGTGACGCTCCACGTTGCCTCCGGTGGGATGCAAGAATGGATAGCGATTGCCCAGGCTGTTAATGTCCAGTTGGGCGGGCATTGGAGCGCCAACCACTATGACACGGTGATTGCCACCACCCCGCCCCTCGCCCTGGACTTGGACGCCCGGAAAACCACGGCCCAAAAGTTCTTCCTTCTCCAAATGGCGGAACACCTGTTCAGCCCTGGGACGGGATACGAGCGCCAAAGCATTCAGAGTTATAACGTCAATATGCCAATTATCGGAATCAGCAAATGGGTGGAAAGCCTTATCAAGCGGGAACACGGCCGAAAAGGCGAGATGTACTACATTGGGAACGGCGTTTCCGGCGAGTTCACACCAGGGCAAAAAGACAGCGAGTTAACTGTCATGGTTGCCGATTGGGAAGGGTACAACGCCGCCAAAGATGTAAACGCCATCGGCCCGAAGGTGGCAAAAGAACTGAAACAGATATACGGGGCGAAGATAATCGCCTGGAGCGCCCTACCCTGTAAGACCCTGCCCGATGTACCGGATGAGTACTACCAGCGGGCCAGCACTGAGAAGTTGGTGGAACTGTACCGCCGCTGCCACCTGGTTATCCGGGCCTCTATGTACGACGCCCGTTCCTGTTCTCCGGTGGAGGCGATGGCCTGCGGGACGGTAACAGCTCGGGCAATCCACCAGGGAGATGACGACCTAGTACATGGTTACAACTGCCTGCGCTCCGGGTACGATTACCGGGCGCTGCTCAGGAATGCAGAGCGCATTATTACGGATACACCCTTACGGGAACGCCTGGAAAGAAACGGCCTGGAATACCGGAAACAGTGGCTTTCCTGGGGGTTCTGGATGGATATTGTAGAGGATATTATTTCACTTAAAGTTCCGGCGCATGGATAGAAAGACTTACGTCCTTGGTTCCGGCCAGCCCCGGCACACCGGCCCCGGAATTGTCAACGTTGACCTGAAGCCATGGGCCGGGGTGGACCTGGTTCACGACCTGGAACAAACGCCATGGCCTATTCCAGACGGCGCCGCCATCCATGCCAACGTCACGCACGTCATCGAGCATATCCGCAACCTCCAGGGGTTCATGGATGAGTGCTGGCGCATCCTCAGCCCCGGGGGAACGCTGTTCTTGGAAGTGCCGAACGTGAAAAACGCCGAACTAGCCTTTGCCGACCCTACCCATGTTCGCTGGTTTACGAAACATACATTCATCAACTATATGACGGTGGAGGGCATCAACAAGCACGGGTTGTTCGAACACGCCTGGTGCTTCCTGCACCTGGAGGAAACAGAGCGCATTATCCGGGCGCATATGGCCCCAGTACCTGATGAATACCGGACGGACGCAACAATTAAGATGTGGAAAAAATACAAGCATGAAGAAAGCCACGACAGATAACATCCTGGAGGGGTTCGAGCATGAAAAAGCATTCTGGGCTGAGTTCGTGGCCTCTGAACGCTTCCAAAACAATTGGGTTGAAGCCGAAACCAACCCGGAACTAGACAAGCGCACCCGCGAAATAATCCTATCCGAGGCCGGCGGGAAGCCAAAGGTACTGGACATCGGCTCCGGCCCGGTTTCCATTCTCCGGGGCCTGGTTCCAGACATTACCGAGGTGGACCCGCTGGGGGATTATTACCGGGAAATATACCCGGCCTCTAAGGTACTGCCCATCGCTGCCGAGGAGATGGAATGGGAAGGCGTTTTCGACGTGGTGCATATCCGCAACGCTTTCGACCACACCCAGGAGCCGTACAAGGCACTGAACCGGATGAACGCCGCCTGCAGGCCGGGCGGGATAGTGTTCATTCAGGGTTTTGTGAACGAGGCAGACTATGAGGATTGGGCCGGGCTGCACCAGTGGAACGTGAGCGCCGCCGATGGCGTCCTACGGGTAGCAGGGAAAGAAAAAAAAGTTCTCTTTTGCCCCCGGCTCCGTGGAAGTGTGCGAAACGGTAAGCCTGAAAACCAAAAAGGAGTGGTTCTATTTCGTGTACCGTAAACCAGCATAGATGAAGTGCGCAGTCATTCAATTGGAATACATGGAAACCGGCTGGACTGCCCGGACTTTCGATTGTTGCCGGGCTGATGGCCTGGAGGTCATCGCCGTAGCGCAGCGGGAAGGCGTCGGCAGTATGTCGGCAGCGTTCAACCGGGCGGTTTCGGAAGTACTGAACAAGCGGAAAAGCAACCAAAAGAGCCTGGAGTTTCTGTGGTTCGTGACCAATGTCACGTTCCATCCCGGAACAGCGCAGGCATTAATGGACGCATTCGACGAAAGCACGGCCGCGGTTCATCCGCAATTCGCCAGTGACCATCCGCATATTGCGAAGCCCAACGGGGTTGTGGAGGTTCCTTTCGTGGAATGGACAGCGCCAATGCTCCGCATCTCTGCCCTGGAACAGGTGGGCCTATTGGATGAGGCGATGCCATACGTCGGGATGGACTTGGACTGGAGCCACCGGGCCAATTTGGCAGGCTGGAACCTACGGGCCACCAACCGGGCGCAAGTACAGCACACCTATCTCAGGTTCAACGCCCCGGAGGAAATCAGCAAGATACGGGAACGCCTCCGGGCACTCTATGCCTACTCTACCGAGGCCCGAATGGTGGAAAAGTACGGGCAGAACTGGAAAGCCAAGGTGTGGGCCACCCACCCGGAGGCGCAAAAACCGAAAGCCAATGTATTCTAATGGAATTGTAGTAAGGCCGGCGTATTTGGTTTACTTCTTCGTTCCGAAGGCGGACTGTTCTTCCGTAAAAAAAGTACTTGCGGACTATCTGAGCCTGCCGATACCTCAAAACGGGTACAACGTCCACGCCGTCAACTTCGAGCGCATCCAACCCACCGCAATAGATAATTTCGGAGATTTTCAGGCCATCGCTGTGGTACGCAACCCGTTTTCACGGCTATGGAGCCTGTACTGCAATAAGGTCAAGGAAAGCCGAGATATTAAGAACCTGTACGTCCGTAACGGCGTAGAGGTGGCCGTGCTGGGTAAATACGGGAACCTGTTCTATGGCGGCATGACATTTGCGCAATTCATCGACGCCATTATCTCGATTCCACACGATGCAGCCGACCAGCATTTCTACCCGCAACACCTTCAGATACCGGATGGCACTATGATTTTCAAGGTAGAGGCCATCCGCACGTTGGAGCAATACCTGAAGCTGAAAGGCATTGCCGACCGGCTACCCCACCGGAACCGGGCAAGCCGGGGGGGATTGGCGCAAGCAGTACACGGAGGAAATGGCAACGAAAGCACTAAACTATTACTGGGAAGATTTCAACCGTTTTGGGTATGAAAACAGTGTTGATTGATTTTGACGGCGTTGTGGGTTCGCAGCGCAAGTACATAGGCCCCGGCGGAGAACGGGCTTTCCTGGAAGTGTCGAGCCGGGATAGTATGGCCATCCGCCGCATGGTTGCCGCTGGTGTTCAGGTGATAATTGTCACCGCTTCCGGTTCGGAATTAATACGGGAGTATGCCGGCCGCCATGGGTGCGCCCTGGTAGTAAGCAAGAACAAGGCCCGCGACGTTGCGCCATGGGTGAACTTCGCGGAAGTGGTGGCCGTTGGCGATGACCTATCCGACGTTGGATACCTGGAACAGGCAGCCCTGGCATATTGCCCGGCGGATGCCCACCCGGAGGTAAAGAAGCATTTCCCGTCTTTGGAAAGCCCCGGCGGCGGTGGATGTATTGCAGAACTTGAAATATTATGCCATGATAAGATATATAGAACAAGCCCTCAGGACGAGCCTAACGGGGCTGTCGTTCGTTGAACGCTACGGCGGGGAGGCCTACCCGGTTTCCTATGACGTAGCCCTGGATAGCGGCAGCGTTCGTAAAACCATGCCCGTGTCCATGAGCCTCAACGACACGGCCTGCCTGGAAACCGGGCGGTACTCGAAACTCGTTCCCGATTCCCGGTACAAGTCGGTGGCCTACCTGGAGGAACAGGGCGGGGCAACGCTGACGTACACCGGGGCGAAGGCCAACGAGATAACCAGCATTCAGCGCGTCCGCTTCGTTTGTTGGCTGAATATGCAGAAACTAGGCTACCTGGACACGAAAGGAACGATGAGGTTTGCTGTGGAAGCACTTAACGCCATCAAGGGCCGCCGGGCGTTCACCGTTGACACCGTGCAGGGCGAATTGGAAGTGAACCGGGCAACGATAATGGAGAAAGACCCGCAGCGGATATTCAGCCGTTATTCTTACTCCGACCTGTCCTGGGCTTTCTTCTGGCCTTATGATTTCTTCGCCGTAGAGTTCGAGGCGCGGGTGATGGTTTCGGCCGCCTGTTTCGAGGATAGTACGGCACAAAGCGAAATTGTATGCTTAACGCAGTGGTGATCGGCATTGCCTGGGGCCTGTTCGGGTACTTGGTTTCTAATGTACTTGTCCAGCCAGGCGAGGTGCTTTCCTGGTGGCCAGGGCTGGTTCAACGCCTGAACCAGAGCCACGGGAAGGGCTACTCGGATTGGAGCCTGATTCAATACTGGAACAATAAAACAACCTGGCTTTGCGGTAAGTGCATTGCCGGGTTCTGGGCATTGGCTTCTTGCTTTCTTAATTATAGTGTGTGGAATGTGTGGCAGGGTTTCGTTATCGTTACCCTGTCCATTTTCACCGCCTACGCAACCGAGAAATGGATGAACTGAAACACATCATCGACCACAAAACCCTGAAGTTCGACACGAAATTCAAGGCCAACGGCACGGAATACCGCATCCGCACGGTGGATGAAGGTATCGGCCTGTACCGCTGGCAGTTGTTCCACTCCAAGTTTTTCCCGCTTTCCGGGGCAGATACTACCCTGGGCCAGCTCCGGTCCTGGAACCAACAGGCGATAACGGAGGCCAACAAGATCGGGACGCAACACCAAAACTTATCCGGCCTGTTCTCTGCCCTGGCTAACTTCGATGAGGCCATGAGGCGCACGGATAGGAACTGGGATTTTTCATTGTACGCCGCCACGCTGTTGATTACCCGCAAGGGCGAGGACTTGAACGAGTGGACGGAAGGCGACGCTGAAGCCAAAATTGAAGATTGGCGAAAGGAGGGAATACACGAAGCCGATTTTTTTTTCTTAGTTATGTGGTGGGGTACGGAATACAGTCGAAAATTGGCGGCATTACGGGCGGCGATGCACGAACGGTTGACAATGAGCCTATAACGGGTTATTTTTACTGGAAGAACGGCCGGTATTTCTCTATTGAGGACAAGTTAACCGGCAACCTAGAGGAAAGCACCCGCTTTGTTTGCCAGGTGTTAAACTACACGGTTTCGGATGTCTGGAAAATGAATGTGTACGAGTTTTTCCGTGATGTAATGAGGGCATCGGCTATTGTTGAACATCGAAAAAATGAATTGAAGAAATGGCGGAACAAGTAGAGTTTAAATGGGTAGTGGATGAAAGCGACGTGATCCGCGCCGCCGAAAACCTGACAAAAGCAATTGACGAAAGTGTTCAGGCCTCCGGGAAACTGGAGAACAACCTGCAAGGCACTTTTGACAGCGTATCCGACGGGATGAAACAGGCCGAACAACAGACGGCCAAATTCTCCAAGAGCGTAGGCGATAACGCCAAGGCATCAGCCCAGGCAGCGCAAAGCAATAAGCGCCTCCGGGATTCCATAGCCGACACGGTTAAGGAGATCCGCATCGGGGGCAAGTCCATCGGGGAATGGGTGGACGGCCTGAAGTCTACGCAGGACAACCTACGGGGAATGACAACGGGCCTGACAGGTACGAACAAAGCCCTTCGCCTGTTCAAGATCGCCCTGGCCTCTACCGGCATTGGCTTAATCCTGGTGGCCATCGGCTCCCTGGTGGCCTTCCTGACGCGGACGCAAAAAGGGATTGACCTGGTTAACCGCGCCTTGGCTGGGTTCACGGCCGTTGCCAATGTGTTCATCGACCGGCTTGCCGCCATTGGCGAGGCGCTCACTACGGATTTTATCGGGACGCTGAAAAGCGCCGGTTCGGAGTTGGGGCGGTTCATTGTCAACCTGCAAACGTTCAACCTGAAAGGCCTACGCGAACAATTCAACGGCGTGAAGGATGCCGCTTCCGGGTTGGCCGAAGAAATTAGGAACGAGGCCGCCGCCGCCGTGGAACTGGAACGCCGTAGCCAATCGCTCCGGGATTCTCAACGTGCCCTGAACGTGGAATTTGCCCAGAGCCGCGCCCGCATCGAGGAACTGCGATTGGTAGCCGACAGCGAAACGAAAAGCACCCGCGAACGGCAGGCAGCACTGAAAGAGGCCATCAGGCTGGAAAATGAGTTCGGGGCAAGGCGGCAACAATTGGCAGAAGAAAACCTGGCCATCCTCCGTGAAAGAAACGCCCTCGGTAATTCCCTTACCGCTGACCTGGAGGCTGAAGCCGAGGCCGAAATTGCCCTGGCTGAAATCCGGGAAGATGTAGCCGGGAGGCAGGCCCAGGACTTGCAAGCCCTCCAGCAGTTGCGCCGGGAAGAAGCGGCACGGATCGCCGAACTCCGCGCCGAATACCAGCGGTTTTTGGATGACCTGGAAACCCGCTCATTGGCAGCCAGAATCGGACAGTTAACTGGGTTCGATAGGCTGCAAGCTGAGAAAGAACAGGCATTGGCAGAGATCGAGGCGTTCCGTACTCAGGTAATCGCAGCCGCTACCCGCGCCGGTGCGCAATTGCCGGAAACGTTTCAGCGCGATGTCCAGGAATTGATTGCAGCCGTTGAAAGCGAGTTCAAAAAAGAAGTTGACGCACTACGGCAAGGCGGCGGAATTATTGAGCCTATCAACCTATTGGGAGGCAACCAACGCGACTTTGAGCAAGCCGGGCGTGATGCCATTAAGGGCCTGCAAATTGGTGTAGAGAAAGCGCAGCCAGCCCTCCAGCGCATCAAGGAAAGCCTGTTGGTTGCGTTCAATATTGATGACCAGGACTTGCAAATTATCGGCCAGCAGTTCGGCGACATTTTCACCAACTTCACAACCGGCCTGGACTTTGCAACCCAGGCCCAGATTGAACAGCAGGACGCGGTACTGGCAGCCATTGAAAACCGCATCAACGAAACGCAGGCCCTACTCGACCAGGAATTGGAACGGCAGCGGCAAGGCTACGCAAACAACGTGGATGCCCTAAAAGCCAGGTTGGATGAAGAAAACGCAGCCCGGCAGGAAGCGGAAAACAAACGCCTGGAACTGGAACGCAAGGCGGCCCGCCAACGGCTCATTGCCAACCAGGCAGAGCAGATAAGCAATTACATTCTATCTGTTACCCGCCTGGCCGCTACCGAATCTCTAAAGGGCCTACCGGGTATCTTTACCGCCATTGCCGGGGTATCGCTCCTGTTCTCCTTGATACAACAGGCCCGCGCCCAGGCCCGCCGGTTCGAGGTTCCGCAGTTCGCAGAGGGTACGGAATACGTGCAAGGCCCGGGTACTGCCAAGAGCGATAGTGTGCCGGCCATGCTTTCCCGTGGGGAACGGATATTACCAGCGGCGCTCAACATGGCCGTAGGCGGCCGGCATGTGTCCAATGAGGAACTAGTGCGCCTGTTCAAGTTGGGCAAGGCGTTTGAATCCACGCAAACCAAAGCCCCGGCATACAACTACGACCTGGGGCCGCTACTGGAACGCCTGTTATCCGGGCAGCGGGAAACGCAACGCCTGGAGGCGGCCCTGAGTTATACCGCAATGAAAGAAGCCTACACGGAAGCCGCAGAGCGTAGCGCCGAAAAGATGATTGAGTACTGGCAGACCCGGCCCGTAGAGAAGATGGCCCCGGACGGCTCCAAAATGCTGGAATGGAAGGAAGGCGAGGCGGTGCGTAGGCAGGTTGTCAAGAAATAACCACACATATGAGAATCTTACTTGTTACTCTTACTTTCCTGGGGGGAAGAAAACAAGCCGAATACTTTAACCCTTAGCCCCCAGGCAAAAGCCCGGCTATTCGAACATTTCAACAAAGAACTAAGGCCCCTTTGCAACGAAGCCGAAAGTGAACTACTGAAGGGAATTTACGGGAAGTTCGACTACCATACAGCCCGGCTAATTATTCCCCTTCACTTGCTTTCCTGGGCCTACAGCAAAGAAGAAGCCCCTTCCCTGGTAGTGGAAGCCCCCACAGTGGAAAAGGCCATTAAAGTGGCTGAATACTTCCGAAAGCAGGCCCTAAAGGTTTATGAACGTTTGCACACTTCCAGCCCTATAGAAAAGCTTCCCAAAGACAAAAAGGCCGTTTACGAAGCCCTGCCGGAAACATTCAAGACGGCAGACGGGGAAGCCATAGCCGAAGGGCTGGGAATGGCTAAACGTACCTTCCGGCATTTCCTGAAAACAGGGAAAGGGCAGTTATTCGAAAGCCCGAAGTTCGGGATATGGGGAAAGCTTTACTAATTACCCCCCTTGCCTTCCTTGCCTTCTTTGCCTAGTTACCCTGAAAGCCCAGTATTTACAGGGGTTTAAGTAGGCAATAAGTAGGCAAAGAAGTAGGCAAGTAGGCAAAACAGTATTTTCTAACATTCAAAAATATTGGCAATGACTTTAGAAGTAGCTTTCAACTTTGACAACAGCAGCCCGGAAATACTGAAGTTTGAAAACCCACCTTCAAGGGTATTCGAAAGCCGGGAACGCTTTATTGCATTCATTACCCAAGGAATAGACGTTTTGGACGTTTGGAACGCTTCCTGTTGTGTTTACACCAATGGGAAAGCCTGGCAGGCCCCAACCTGGTATAATGGCTGCAACGGAAAGGTATTCTTTGAACAGCAGCCGGAAGCCCCAGAACCGGCTTTTGAATACTAGGCAACAAAGTAGGCAAGAACTAGGCAAACGGTTTTTGCCTACTTCACCCCTTCGGAAGCCCAGTATTTACAGGGGTTTTGCCCTAACTAGGCAAAGAAGGCAAACTAGGCAACAATGATAACAGAATATAAATACCAGCTTCAGCCCTACGAGGAAAACCCGGATTCCGTGATCGCCCGGTTCATCCGCGCCAAGTGGCGGGCAGAGGTGGCCGGGGTGGAAACTGAGCAGGAACGGGTTTATGCCGTCGGGGGGCAGTGGGTTATGCAGATTGAATAACCTTCCTCCACACATATTCACTCCTTCCCCACGGCCCAGTCCATTTATCCTTCGTTTTCTCAATCAACCCCAACCCGGTCAAGGTATGGAAGGAACGCCGGACGGATGTTATCGGGTAGACGCACCGGAGCAATTACCACCCCTCCGATGCCGTTAGGCCATTCTCGTACTTCCCGGAGTTGAACAGCTCCAAAATTATTCCATCCTGGTTACGGGCCTTCTGCCTGTATTCTGCCAAGGTGGCCCCGCTTTCGTTGGTGGTATTGTAGTATGTCATAATAAATTCTTTATGCGCGATATACAACTTTCGCAGCATACTGAAAACACTTTCATTGCGCAAGTGGTAACATACCCGTAAATTCGCATGAGGAAAAATGTGCCTATGTCACTAGCGGAACAATACGAAATCCTTGCCGACACGATAGACGCCCGCAAACAAGCGATCTGTATCCACCGGGGTAAAGTCAACGCCGAAGGTGCGCCCGTTGTGGCTCCCAGGCTCGACCCGGAAACCGGCCTTCCCCTGCTCAATGTCTTTCTTCGCTCCCAGCTTCCCGATGTACTGATGGAAGGATGGGAAGTATTCCAGCCGCCGGCCATTCCTCACGGGGTACGCCCGGCCCAGGTGCAGGTGGAAGAAACGGAACACCGTACAACCGCTAACAAACGGCGTAGGAAATGAGGTATTGGGCAATCAATAATAAAACCCGCGCTAAGTACGGGCCATTCGACCAAGCCTATAAGGATGCGGTCGAATCCACCCCGGAAACAGCCGGAATTTTCGATTGGGAGCCGGTACAGGAAATAAAGAAAGCCCCCCGCCCGGAGTTGGTAAAGCCAGCCCCGGCAGTGGAGCCGAAAGCGGCAACGCCGCCAACCAAAGGCGCACGGAAGCGCAAAAAATCCGAATAAATGGACATACTCTTTTCTGGCGAGTTAGCCTCTCTCGCGGGACTTTCACCGGAGGCGCTAAAGGCCCGGCTTCAAACGGAAGAAGGGCAATTCAAAAGCGATGCAGCCAAAACCTTCGCAACGTTAGTCCTGGACAAGTTCAAGGCCCAGGAACGCGAGGCGAAGGAACAACAGTACAACCGTGGCATCCGGGAAGCGAAGGAAGCGGCAGAACGCGCCGCAAAGCCGCTTTTCCAGAAGTACGGGGTACAGGCTGAACGCTTCGAAGAAGCTATTGAGCAGCTTACGGAAAAGCTCGCAGAGGACACCCCCGGAGATGCCGGGGCGCAAGGTTTGACCGCCGAACAAATTTCTAAGCACCCCGAATTTAAGCGCATTGCAGATGAGCGCGTAACCGAGGCCGTGGAAAAGTGGAAGAAGAAATTAGAATCCACCCAGGCTGAATACGACCAATACAAGGCGCAAACGGAGCAGGCGAAAGTAGCCAACGTGGTGATGGCCAAGACCAGGGAAGCCCTGGAGAAAGACGGCCGGCAACCGCTGTACGGCGCGAAAGGAGCCGAAGAAGCCGTCAAGATGTTCTGGGCCTATCACGGCCTGGGCAACATCAAGGTAGATGACAACGGCCAGCCTCAACTCCTGGACAAAGACGGGAACGTGCTAAGGGATGAAATGTCTAACCCGGTTGACTTCCACAAGTTCGTGGAAAGCAACTGGATACTCGGATTCAAGGAGGCATCAGGCAACGGTTCCCCGCCACACCAGGGCAGAAATAACCCCGGCGGCGGCCATATCAGCCCGGACGCCCTGAAAGCCCGCCTGGAAAGCGCCAAGACGCCGGAGGAACGGGCCGAAGCCCTGCGGCAAGCCGCGGAGGCACTACGAAAAAGCGAAAAGTAAAGAGTATTAACAAGTGAGATTCCCTTAGCCCGGTGCTGTGCGCAGTAACCGGGCTTTTCTTTTTCAACAACTGATAAACACAAAAACAAATGGCTACGAATGTAACAGCCTCCGCAATGTTGGATGCGCAGGCGCTATTGACGCAGATGTTCGGGGCGGGGCAGGATACTCCAAGCCGTTACGAATACCGCAGCAAGGTAAAGACCGCCGAGGCGATGCTGATGGAGCATAACGCCAATACAATGGCGGTAACGGACGCAACCGGGAACTGTATCGGATACCGGGTGTACTGGCCCCAGGTAGGCGACCAAACCCTCGACTACAACGGGGATAAGACCACGCCTTCCCTGACGGTTCCCTGTACTATCCCCAGCGGTGCAGGGCCGACCACGGCAGCCAAGACGTACACGCACAACATGGCCCTTCAGAAGATCGTCGAATTAGATGACGACCTGTGCGGGAATATGTTCAACGTGCCGACCCTGATTGCTGAGCGCCTGGCCGCCGGCATGTTGGCTATCCGCAAGGCGTTGAACACCAAGTTCATCAACTTCCTGGACAGCAACAAGACGGGAACGAACAACGACGCAAGCCTGCCCAGCGGGATTACGTTCGGTTCTTCCACGTTCACGGTGGACAACTCCGTCCTGGACCTCCAGGAGCCGGATACGCTGACAGACCTCGACGCCATCCTGCTCAATAATGAGGTGGATGAGTGGTTCTACATTTCCGGCCGGTACAACTTCTACAACGCGGTTGTGAACAGCCAGTACCGCCGGTTCAACGACACGGAGCGCGACCATATCCGCTTCGATGACTACTCGATGTACTTCGACATCAAGAGCCTGGACAGTACCCTTTCCGGTTCCAATACCTTCGCTGTTGGCCGGGGTGCTTATGTATTCTGGGATCACGTGGACAGCGCCTTGAGCCAGGTTCCGCTCCAGATCGAGGACAATACCTGGGAGTTCTTCGTTCAGGACCCCGTCCTGATGGTGAACGACAACGGCCGGATGCGCCCGCTTCGCTACCATGTTGCCTACCAGAAGGTGTGTAACGGTGGCAATACAACCTCCTTCCGCCGGACGTACACCCACCGATGGGAAATTACCCTCCACGGCGGGTTGTGGGTGGCCCCTGCGGGCTCCAGTTCCGAAACGGGCATTTTCAAGTTCAAAAAAGCCTAACGGGGTATGAGCCTAACCTGCCTTGATACGCTTGTGGGGCTTTCTAGCCGGGATTGCAATTGCGCTTCCGGCTCCCGGCCATCGGGATACGATACCTCTGATTCTGGGTACTACCTGGACGATAGGGAGTATGGTTTCCCGGTGGCTGACGCCCTGCTGGCTACTCAGGACTGCGGGGAAGATTCTATCTGGGATATGTTTTCCACTGCCAAGACGCAAGCCATCCGAGATTTTAAGATTGATATGCAGCAAGCCCTAACCGAGTACAGGGATAGCAATATCATCAACTGGCGCGGAACGATTGCCAAGGCGGAAAGCACCGGGTACAACAATACCACGACAGGCACGGCAGGCATACAGTTACGGCCGCGCTACCGGCTAAAAGATGCTTCCTTCGTGATAAAAGCAGTTTGGGTGGGGCTGGATACAACGAAAAGCCTCACCCTAAACTTCGCTTCTAACGACGGCAGTTTTTCGGCAAGCACAGCAACCGTGACGGCCACCGCCGGCCAATGGGTGCGCAACGAACTGGATACAGCCGTAAGCCTGCCCATGTATTCCATAGCCCGTACCGATGTGAAATACAATGTGTACTACGCATTAGACGGGGCAAAGGCATACAATAACCGGATGTGGTGTTGCAAGGCTCCGCAGTGGGTGAACCACCTCGACGCGGGCGGGATTATTGCTAGTTCCTTCTCCAACGACACGATCTATACTTCCGGCTACGCCTACGGCCTTGCGCTGGAGGGGTATTTCACCTGTGAAAAGCTGGATTGGATTTGCGCGGTCAACGAGATGAACGGCCTGGACTTCCGCGACCTGGTGGCCCGGTGCATTCAGTACAAAGGCGCTGTGAAACTCATGTCGATGGTGCTGGAATCCGGGCAGGTCAATTACTACACCCTATTGGATAAGGAAGGGCTGGAAAGGCGGCGGGCAAAACTTCAGGCAATGTACTCAGAGTACATCACCTGGGCGGCTCAGAACCTACCGGCGAATGTAACGAGCTGTTGGGGCTGTGAAAAACACGCCCCTAGGGCGCAAGCTATTTTAGTTTAATCTGAAAAACTGAGAATTATGTCTCTTAATACCTGGACAGATATAACCTGCCCTAGCGGGTGCGACACCGGGATAACTTACGTTGCCATTCCGGCATCGCAAAACTGTATCCTTGCGCCCAAGCTCTCGCAGGTGTCCGACCTATACATTAAGCCCACCGGCGCGGCCGATGCGTTCACTTACGGCGCAGGAGAACCGACGCTGACCAGCGGCAACATTGACAACACCGCCGGAGACAACACCAAGACGATCTGGATTGTTGGCAAAGGCGGCATTGCTGAGCCGGAGCCGTCCGTTTACGAGGGCGCAAAGGGCCGGAGCATTACCACGAAACGCCGCTACCGCCTGGAGTTCGAGGTTAACGTGCGGGAAACATCCATGTATAACCTGGTACGCCAATTTCAGTGCGGGGATACGGATTTTACGTTCCGTTATGGCGACCGTGGAGACTTCCTCTATGGCGGTGCGAACGCCATCACCCCTGTTTTCACCGACGGCATTCTGGCCAAGGGAGCCGGGGATGAGGACAACCAGTTCGGCACGATCATCATCGAGTTCGAAACTGAAAACGGTGATCCGCCGCGTAACGTTAACCCCCACGCCAGCTGATGAACATCTTTCAGGATTGGTGCCAAACGGAGGTATTATTGCCCGCTATCTGCACGACGCAGCCCGAAGCGGCAAAGCCTAAGTTCTCCCAGGTGACGGGCCTAATTATGCTGCCTAACGGCGTGAAGGGCCCGGCATCCTGGGTGAACCAATCCAATATGGAGGATGAAATAGATAACTCTGTTTCCGACAACTCAAAAGCCAAATACATTGCCGGCCGGGGCGGGGTTGCGGAACCGGAGGAAGTGATTGTAACACTAGGCAAACGCTCCCGATACAAGGCGGCTGCCCGTTATACGCTGGAGTTTGAGATAGGGGTACAGAATAGCGGGCAGTATGCCTTGGCTCAGAAATTACAGAGCAATTACCGGGCTTTCCGGTTCTGGTTCATTACGCAATCCGGGCGGCTTTTCGGAGGGCAGGACGGGGTAAGGCCGGATTACATTTCTTCGGTGTTGCCGCTTGGCGCTGCCCATGATGATGTTGAAAAGGGCATTTTCCGGATAGATTGGTATGCGGATGGTGACCCGGCCCGGACACTGTACCCTGATTTCATGGCTCCATCCGGCGGGGGTAGCCCCGGCGGGCCAACTTCAAACGTCATGTTCTACCAACAGTCTTTCCCGGCCCACACGAGTACAACGCTAACTTGGACAGCCAACGGCGGGGTGTTGCCTACGAGCAACACGAAAGCGCAAATCCTGGTATTTCAGGAAGGGCAGAAACTAGAGGAAGGCGCGTCCATTCAGTACACCATTTCGCACCTCACAGCCCCCGGAGAAAGCGAAATCGAGATAAACGCCGCTACGCATTACAGCGGCGCAAATTATGAGGTTATTGCATTCATGACCAGCTAAGAAAATGAAAAGGATACTTATTATATCTGCCCTGCTTTTTGCCGGGCTTTCCCTGTTTGCCCAATACCCGAACAATGCCCGGAAACAACGGCTAGGTTTCCAGACTACCGGGGCGGGGTTGGTTTACATTCAATCCGGCGCTCCGGCTCATACCCCCAGCACGGATGAGAATACATGGATGGTATTAGATACGACTAATAACGTCCTGTACTATTGGGATGAAACCGCCGGGGCATGGGAAAACCTGTTGGATGACGTTGTCCGTGACACGGTTTTCCAGATTACAAGCGTACCGGATACCTCGCTACTGGTTCCGCTTCAGGGTGATGCCTTCATCAACTCCACAGCCGACACTCTGGGCCTGTACTCCGGGTCGGGGTGGGTGCTGTTCTATGGAACCGACACAGATGACCAGACACTATCTGGGAACGTCAGCACGAAAGAAATTACAATCGAGGGCGGAAACACGATCAACCTGGATGACTGGTTCCTTGATATCGTAACTACCGACGGCACGCTCGCCGGTGACGGCAGCGTAGTAACCCCACTTGGGGTAGATACTACCGACATTGCCACGTTGTACGCACTACAGGATACCGCGGTAAATATAAGAGCCGAAATTCCAGAACCGGATGGCAACGGCATAATCAGCGCATTGCCAGACGGGAGTGTTGCAATAAATGGCAGTGCTAACGATCTCACTATACAGACAACCGGCACGGTGGTAATTGGCGACGGCTACGGCGACGGCAATGATACTTTTTTCTTTCTTTCCGATAACAATGGAAGTATTGGGTTAGAATCTGCAACAGGGAATGCTAGTATCCGGGGCGAATTCATAAACATTGAATCAGGCGGCCTAATAGATATTGTATATACAGGGTTTGGGACTTCATATAGGCTTATCGGCATAGACAGTCTCGGAACTCTTGGAAACCCGCTCGTAATTGGAGATGGGTTCAATATAGCGGCCGGCGCGGGAGTGGATACAATATCTGTAGCCGTTCCAGGGCCAGATAGTACGGTAGCTACCCTCTACGCCCTGCAGGATACGGCCGCAGCGATCCGGGCAGACTTTCAAGCCGTGGGAGTAACGGACGGCGACAAAGGCGACATCGACGTAACCAGCTCCGGCGCGGTGTGGACAATCGACACCAACGCCGTGACAGTGTCGAAAATATTAGACGATGTCCTTTCAAGCGTTAATTTCGTGGTGAACGACGGCGGCAACATCGACCTGGCCAGCGAGGGCGACATTACCGTGACCCCGGTGCAGGACAGTTTGAAGATATTCCTTGACCTTGCCGACGGCGCCGTGGACTGGGCCGAGCTTTCCACGGCCGTGCAGGATAGTATCCAGGCGGGGGGTTCTGGTATTTCCGGGCTGACTACTAATTACATTCCGAAGGCGACGAGCGCCACGACGATAGGGAATAGTGTAATATACGAAAGCGGCGGAGACCTTGGGTTTGGCACAACCACGATGAATGATGATTTTAATTTCCAGGGCGATGTAGCAATAAGCTCTAATCTATATGTCGGAACTAACGACGTTAGCTTTCCGTTCACTGGCGACCTTAATGTAGCGGGGAGCTCATCGGTAGTAATAGAACTTGGCAGCCACACGTCAAGCTGGTGGTTATGGGGGGTTCAGCCTATATCCGGCACATCAGGCGCAAATCTTGACATAAACTGGTACAACCGGCAGAAAGAATCTCGGGCTTTGGCAATAGACGGAGACAATAATTTTATGTCTGTTGGAAATCACCCGAACGGCGGCTTTCCTGCCTACTCGCTCCACGTTTTCGGAACAGACGGGATAAAAATCCCAAATGGCACCACCGCCCAACGCCCCACCGGCGCAAACGGCGTAATCCGATACAACACCACAACCTCCGCCTTCGAAGGCTACTCAAACTCCACCTACCGCGCATTCTACCAGGAAAGCACAGCAGACCCAACCAGCATTCTTGGAAAAGTTATCGGCGGCCTGGCCGGAGAGATAACCCCGGTGGCCCCGCTTTCCCTATCATCCGGGGAACTGAGTATTTCACAGCGATACGCTAATATGCGAAAGGCATCCGGCGAGGTGTACGCGTTCAGCACCACCCCGGAGCTGATCGACACGCTGGACGGCAGTACCGCCGGCGGGCTGTTCACAAACGGAGGAAACGGGGTTCTCACTTACGGCAGCAGCAAGAACCGGGTTTTTCAAGTCGCCTGGAGCGTTACATTCTCCTGCGACACGGCGGAAAAAGAAGTAACCTTCGAAATCTACGAGGCCGGCGCGGCAAGCACATACAACAAGGCGACGCAATACGCAGCAGCAGCAGATAAGAGGTATAGCCTTTCCGGGATATACAACCACACGGCGAACAATACCGATACTTTCGATATTCGCGGCTACATCGACAGCGGAACGGCGAACGTCACAATTCACAATATTTCAATCGTATTCACAGAAATGTAACAGCCATGAGACAGATAATTTTTATCGTATTCCTACTCGCATCCTTCCCCGCTGCGGCGCAATACACCGTCCGGGATTCCCTGGCCAACGACCCGGTTTTCAAGGGCCGCATAAAGGTGGCCACCCTGGAGGCGGCTTCGGAAATCCTGGCCAACCCGGCCGACAGCGTGAAATTCAAGTTTGCCGGGCGGATCATCCTGGAGCCGAACAGCACGTACTTCACCGACATGTTCACCCGGGCCGTGCTGACGAACCCTGTAATCGACGGGGCCAGCACAGACAGCGATATCAAGTTCACGGTCAACACCCAATTCGCGAAGCTGGACTTGGCGTGGCGGCGGGAGCGTAACGAGCTAGTAGAAGGCGAACAATGAAAACATACACTATCCAACCCGGCCAGTCCAACTTCCGGCCCCTGGACATCCCATGGCCCCGATTCGGCGTCCGGGCTTTCGAGGTGCGGGCGATGTTCCAGCCGTCCTGCTACTACTCCCTATCAGAGTGGGAGGGTGACGATGACTGGTATGACTGGAACAAACTGAAAGGAATCACCGAGTTCTGGACGCCGAACAACTGCCGGGCCTGCATGGTAGCCTGGCGGCCGGACGCAAAAAGGGAGTGGTTCCAGGTGGCCGCATACGTGAATTACCCGGGAACCAATGTACAGGTGGCGCACCTGGGAATCATCCCAGCCGGCGTGCCGTTCTCTGTCCGGGTGAAAATGCGGGGCGACGAAGCGGTTTTCGAATACGATGGCGACGGCATCCGCAAGAGCATCGCCCTGGCCTACCGCCGGCCCTGGGTGTGCCGGGAGGTGGGAACCTGGATAGGCGGCGCGGATAACGAGCCGGGGCAGTACGGTGGAAAGGCAACGAAATACATGGAGCTGTTGGCAGATGTGAAGTATTAACGAACATGCGCCCCCCGCAAAAGCTAGAACGATGCAGTTTTTCGAACATTCCGCCATTGCCCTGGCCGGCGCGGGGGTGGTTGTTGCGGCCGCACTTACATATTGGGCCGCCCGTGAGCATATCGAAGAAAAAATTTCCATCGACGCCATCCGCGACATGGCGCAAATATATTCGTATATGCTCAGGGTAGTTAACAACACGCAAGCCGACCGAATGCTAATCCTCATGCTGTCCAACGGCGGCCGGATACTGCGCCCGCACGATGCGAAGTACGTCACAGTCATCGACGAAGTTGGAAACGGAAAAGTCCGGCCGGTAATCAACGACTTCAACCGCTTCCGGGTGGATGGGGAATATATCCGCATCGTCAACCGGCTGATAGAAGAACGCGAAATTAGCATGGCTGTACGGCAGCTGAACCCGGGTTTTCTCCGGGATGCCTACGAAGCGGACGGCATTACGCACTTCATGTTGTTCTACATCGGCTACAAGAGCAAGCGGCATTTCTTCGGCTCCATTTCCACCACCTCTGGCCGGGCGTTCATGGAAGTGGAGGAAACGCAGGAGATAAACATTGCAATTAACCAAATCCGGCGCATGTTTTCGCGGCGGAGGATTAATTTACCTTAATAACCGAATATGAAAAAGTTTCTCTTAACACTAGCCGCCCTCGCCGTAATTTCCGGTGCCTGGGCGCAGGTAGCCCCGGACAAACGGGATGTGCCGAAAGAATACCGGAAAGAGCTGAAGCGCATTGTCGCTGATTACGAGAACCAGGTAGAGGAAGGCTGGGACATCGTTCTCGACCCCATCGAGGCCATCCCCACCGACATCATCGAAACCCGGGCCGAGGCGTTCGGGAATTGGGGCGAGAAAATACTGATCCCCGATGACATCCGCCAGCGCATCCGGAGCGAGTGCAAAGGGAAAGTCGTGGTGAAAATTGGCGACACTGCCGGCAGTTACAGCCATGCCGACCTTCAGAAAGGCCAGCTCCCCGGCTCCAACTATTCCAGCTCGCCCCTGCCGGATGTCCACGGCCACTCTACGCACGTGGCCGGGATCATCGCCGGGGATGTGGGCGGCCTGGCCTGGGAGCTGGTGGACATGGGCCTGCTGAAATTCAAGCCGGTGAAAGTGCTGAGCGACAACGGCTCAGGATCGTTCTCCTGGGTTGCCAATGCGATTGCATCCGAGCGCAAAGAAGACGAAACGCTAATTAGCCAGGGTACCGGCGTCATCTACAACTTCTCACTGGGCGGCGGCACTGCCCTGGTGGGCAGCGTGGAAACGGAGCTGAAGAAGTCCACCGAGGCCGGCGTGCTGTTCGTCTGCGCTGCCGGCAATTCCGGCGGCCCGGTAAGCTATCCCGGGATGTCGGCATACACTTCGGCCACGTCCGCCCTGCAGCAATCGCTCGTTATAGCCGGGTTTTCCAGCCGTGGGCCGGAAGTGACAACGGCCATGCCCGGCGTTTCCATCTATTCAACCTGGAAAGACAACACATACGCCAGCTTGTCCGGCACATCCATGGCCAGCCCGTTCGCGGCGGCCGCTGCGGCCATCGCGGTAAGCAAGTGGGGCCTGATGAGCCAGGGCGAGCTACACACATACCTGGCCAAGGTGGCGCAGGACTTGGGTGATCCCGGCAAGGACAACTTGTACGGGTGGGGTATTTCCTACATCCGGGCCATCCTGGACACCGGCCCCGGCAGTGGGAACCCGCCGCCGCCGCCTCCCCCGCCGGATGATGACCCGCCAACGAAGCCCTGGCCGAAGCGTTCGATTACTTTTCCGATACCCGGAGATTTTACGATGTACTGGCAGGAGTACACCGCCCCTGGCGAGAAAAAGCCACAGCGCGGGCCGATAGATTTCAGCAGGCAGCTCGGGGCCTATCAGTTCGGGGTGACTAATGCCGGCGTTGACTTCCTGACGGTGGACGAACCCGGCGTTACCGAACTACGCCGCCTGTCTGTCCGGGGCCTGGCCCTGGAGGTGGAAACGGAAGAAGAAACCGGCGCGGCCGCTGAGAAGCTATCGGCGCAGGTGCAGGAGTATTTCACCAACCGCGCCGTCTATATGTCGCCGCCGGCCGACCACTACACCGCCACGTATTTCACGGCCTATTTCCTGGACATGCTGCTTCAGCGCCGGGAGGATGGGTACAAGAAAGTCCGTGTCCTGGAGATTACCGGGGTAGATGAAAAGGGCCGCCCGGTGCGGCTGACGGAGAAAGAGCTGAAAGATATTCAGAGCGCAAATAGCGTCGGAAGCGTTGACCTATTTCCGCCGGATAGCATGGAAAGCATACAACTCCCTAGTGGCACACAAATAACGCCTACTCCGAAAACGATGCAATTGGTTCATAACGGATGGGCTTATTGGGTTGATGGAAACGGAGAAATCCATGTTAAGAAGGTAGAATAAAAAAGCCGCCCGAAAGCGGCTTGCTCAAAAAAATAATCCCAAAAATCTCATGAAAAATTACACCTAAAACCCAACTGTAAATCCGTAATTTACAACTTTCGCAACAAAAACGCAATACCATGAAAGAAACAACCGAACTGCTGAGTGCGGTATTTGCAACCATCAATACCGCAAAGATCGCCGCAGCCGATGGCAAATTGAACCTGGAGGACTTTTCCCTGCTGCTGCCGCTCATTTTCGACTGGCAGAAAGCGATCCAGAACCTGACCTTTGCCCAAGAGGCGCGGAATGCAACGCCTCAGGCCATCGACATCGCATTCGACACGGCCAGCCAGAAGTTGACAGCTTGGGATAATTACCAGAAATTTGCCCTCACCCAGCTCCTGAAAGGCCTTTACTCCGGGTATTGGCTGGCAGTCCGGCATGGCGCGGCTCAGGCCATCGCGGAACTGGAAGCCGCAGGAAAGTAAGTATCAGTAAGTTTTCTCATAGTTGGGGCAGTTCAAGCCGGGCGGTTTTATCGTATGTTTCCGCCCGGCGCTGCCCCGTTCAACCTAAAAGTTAACCTGATGGCAGAAATTAAGCCGGTAACTGGCAGGGTTTTCGAGGGGCAATATGAGGGGTTGGAAGTAGAATTTCCATCCGGCCTTGTATTATTCGCAAGCCGAATAGTAGGCGGCGAAGATACGAGGTATATTGTATCTGTTTCGGACGGGGTTGATACTACTGAAATCGGATACATCGCGTCTGAAAACGAACTATTACCGCTTGCTGAAGCCATTGAGAAAATCGTATCGTCATGAAGAAATTTTGGGAAAATAACAAGAGCTGGCTCCGCCCCGTCCTGATCACACTATTCGGCCTGTTGGGTTACGACCAAGGCCCCGCCCTGCTTGGCCTGGAAGATGAGCCGGAGGGCATCGTAGTATCCACCCCCGCCCCGGATACCCCGGGCTGGACGGTGACTGGCTGGTTCTACCTGGAGCGCACCGTGAACGTCAACGAGCCCGGACGTCCGGCATACTCGTTCAATGTGCTGGATAACGTCGGGCGATACACCGTTAAGGTGCCCGGAATCAAGCGGCCGAATAATGATCAGGTTGTCCGGGCGCTGGATGCGGCGCTGGCAGAGGAGGGCGGGAAAGTGGTGATCCTGGAGGCTATCGGGCCGGAGAAGCCCGGAGAAGATGAGGGGCCGGTGGATGAGTAGGGAGAGATGGCTAGCGGAGAATGAAAAGCCCCCGCACCTAATCCAGGCGCGGGGGCTTTGGTTGCGCCCCGTCCCCGGGGCTTGTTAATAATTAATTACGGCCTTCGCCGCCGTGGGCGGTTGCCTTTTCTCCATCCCATCTATATATTACGGAAATTGTCCCGTTGGCCGGGGTTGTCGGCCCAGCACTGAGGCTATCCCAATCCTGGGCTATTTTTTCCGCCTCCTCTTTGGATAGCCCCGCCCCATTCGGGCCTATCTCATCCCAAGCCTCCGCCAAAAAACCACTTTCGTATCTTTTTATAGATACGTAAAATTTACCATGTTTCATTTTTTTTATTTTTGCGCCCCGTCCCCGGGGCATGTTAAGAAATAATTACGGCCTTCGCCCGCCGTGGGCTATTCTTCTTATTGCCTCTTGTCGTATATCCGCCCGTGGGCGGTTGTCTTTTTTTCCAGGCTCGCGATCCGCCCGTTGATGGCGGCAAGCTGTTCGGTTAAGTCGGCCCGGATGCGTTCCAGATTGGCGCTGTCTGGATTGGCGCGCCACTTGTAGAGGGTGTCCCGAGCAACCCCGAGCCG